TCTCTCTATTCTTTGTAAATTATTATATTATCAGGCAAATGATGGAGGTTGTATTATAAAAATTTATGAATTAAATTATAAACCAATAATAGATATTATATATATATTAAATAATTTTTATGAAAAAGTGTATATTATAAAGCCAAATACATCTAATTCTATAAATAAAGAGAGATATATTGTATGTAAACATATGAAAATAATAGATAGAGATAAATATTATATTTTTTTTAATAAAGTTTATACAGATTTATTAGAAAATAAGAAACCAATATTTTCTCTCCTTTCAGATGAATTACCTTATTATTTTATAAATAAAATAGAAGATTCAAATTTGGGAATTGGTAATTTGATGATAGAACAACTAGATTTATTAATTTCTATTATAAATGAAAATTGTTCTATTGAAAAAATAGAAAATATAAAATCAAATAATTTAAATAAATGCATTTTATGGTGTGAAAAATATAAAATACCATTTAAAACAAATGAAAAAAATATTTTTATAAATGAAAATATAACTAATGATATTGTTTAATTAGATATAGACATTCCAATATCAGCAACAAAAGTTCCATTTACATTTCCTCCAATATTACCTAATTGAGAGAGAGATTTAGTAATGATATATTCTTTACTATTAGTAAATTTACATTTATTTTGTCTATTATAACTTCTCATATAAGTTGAATTAGAATTACCGCATGTAGTATATTTATTTTTATAAATAAAAGGGGTATTACCAATTTTAGAAGTTGTAGCAGAACCACTCAATTTATTAATACTATATAAATTGGTACTTATTGTATCTGTTGTTAATTTTAATAATTGTGTTCCACTACTAACACCACCTTCTGTTGCAAATTGTGGATTACTTGGTTTATATACAACAAGTTTACAACCTCTTGGATTTGACGGTCCATTTATAGGAACTCCTATATATGGGTTATTTATAAAATTAAGATATATTTTTAAAGCATTCTCTCTATTTTGTTCATTTTCAATAGTAGAAATATATTGATTCATTAAATATATTCTATTAATTTCAGAACTATTATATCTATTAATATCTTCTTGGCTCAATAAATTTTGATTTTTTAATATTAAATAAATATTATTTACAATATTATTTTCTGAATAAATAAGTTCATCAATATTTGGATAACAATTCGCAATATAAGTATTAGTTAAAGCTAAAGGACTTCCTGGTTTAGCATATAATTTCTTTTGATTATTTGTTTCTATTGCGTATGCTCTTTCAAGTGGAGATGTAAAATTAAAAGATTTTTGTTGATATGTTTGACATCTATTTTGTAAATATTGATAATGACTATTATAATAATTTGGTTTCAGATTAGTGCTTGCATATATAACCATTTTTCTAGCATTTCTCTCTGCATTACAACAAAACTTTTTATTTACTACACATGGTTGAGGAGAATCTGTTAATGACCGACTTGGAGGATTATCTATAACTAATCCAACTCCATCACAGTTATTACAAGTTTTATCTAAATATAATTTATTATTTATTTCTGTTTTAGGATTATGTTTTACACTATATCTACCTGGCTGGTCTATTGTTAATCCGACTAAATTTACAATTGATGAACGTGATACTCTACTTGTATTTATATAAACGTTTGGATCATTTGGGTCTAAATCAATTACATTTTTATGAAAAGATACTCCTTTTCTATACTGCCATTTTAATGGTCTAGGTAAACCAAACTTTTGAGGTGCATTATTTCTATAATCTTTATTTGTTAATGGTCTAATATTTCCACTAGTAATAGCAATTGGATAACTATAATCACCAGTTCCTTTTGTAATAACACCACTAGATGACCCTTTTACTGTATTGTTATAAGATTTCATACCTTGTCCAAAAAAATTAGTTGACATAATATATATAAATATAATAAAGATATATATTATGCTAATAGAAATTTTAATTTTATTTTTTATATTTTTATTATTTTATCAAACTTATTTATTTATTATAGACAATAATTTTTTTATTAAAAAAGATTATGTAATTGAGGGATATACTGATTATGAACAAACTAGTTATATGTTAAGTCAAAAAAATGCTGTAAATATTCAAGACCTTAAAGAGAGAATAGATAATATATCAAATATAAATAATAATTATGATGAAATGAATAATAGATTAACAATTGTAGAACAAAAAATAGATAACTTAGTAAATGATAGTCTGGCTAATACAAAAGGAGCTAATTTTGATACTGAAACAACATATAATGCTAATGAAGAAGATGAAGATGAAGAAAATAAAAAAAATGGATTACCATCAACAATTGATTCAACGCAAATTTCAACTGAAAATACTGGTGAAATTCCACCTATGGATAATTTAGATATTAATAATAATAATAATAATATGTTTTAATATATGGATTCATCTAATTTCAAATTAAAATTACCACAACTATTTTCATATCATAATGCAATTAAATCTCCAGATGAACTAGGTGCAAGTGATGCTGGAAATAATGCTACTTTAAAAAGAGATGCAGATGCTATTTTTGGATATGTTGGAGGAATATTTAGTGGAAGTAGAAATAATGTATTTAAATTGGACACACCTATGATAGGTGATAAACAATTTTTTAATACAGGGATTCAATGCACAAAAAAAACTATACAAGAAATAAATAATGGTACTAGTGAAAGTGCTGTCAATGTATCTTCAGCTGAACAAGACCAAGATAAATTAACAGACCGGTATAGTTATGTAGATAATATTACTAAAACTCCAAATAATCAACCTGTTGGATTACTTTATCAAGTTCTTGACGATGTTTTGAATTTAAATCCGACTGATATGTTTAGTTCTATAACAGAACCACCATATCCTCCATGTATTCCAGTTACATTAAAAACAATTAAACAAAATGTTCATTATGATATTGAAACTGGATTTGATACACAATATGTAATTGTAAGTGAAATTGAAAAAATAGATCCTTGTAATTTTCAAGATGGAGTTAATCCTGTAGCAAAAGAAAAATCAAATGCAGTTTGTGATTTAAATAATTCTAGACAAACTGCTATATTTGATGCTTATGACCGTAGTAGAAATCATAGAGAATCATTTTCAAATATAGATTATCCAAAAAATAATTTAATACAATTATATTTATTTTTTGTATTAATTTTATTTTTTTATTTATTTTATAAATTAAATTATAAATAAAATCGTTCAATATTTTTTCTATTTCTAGAATTATTCATTCTTTTATATTTTCTTTTTTTTGAACCATAATATCTTCTTTTTCCTGCATTTTGTTTTTTACTTTCATTTGTTTCTGGTATTTCTGTAATTTCACTAATAGATTTTTCTTCTTCATTTGGTTTACTTGGTTGTCCAAATATAGTTGGTTGTTCTTCAGTTGGTTGTTCTTCAGTTGGTTGTTCTTCATCTGTATTTTCTTCAAGTTTACTTGGCTCTCCAAATGGATTTGTTTTATCTCCAAATTGTTTTGGCTCTCCAAATGGATTTGTTTTATCTCCAAATTGTTTTGGTTGTCCAAATAGATTTGTTTTCTCTCCAAATTGTGTTGGTTGTCCAAATAGATTTGTTTTCTCTCCAAATTGTGTTGGTTGTCCAAATAGATTTGTTTTCTCTCCAAATTGTGTTGGTTGTCCAAATGGGGATGGGTTTTCTTCAACTGGTTTTCCAAATGGGGATGGGTTTTCTTCAACTGGTTTTCCAAATGGGGATGGGTTTTGTTCAACTGGTTTTCCAAATGGTGATGGTTGTTCAACTGGCTGTTCAAATGGATTTGTTAGGTTTGATTTTGGTTCTTCTTCTTCTTCTTCTTCTTCTAATACAGAAGGAGTTTTTGATTCAGATTCATAAGAAGAATTATTATCTAAATTATCTATTTCATTCTCACTTACTGGATTTTTAAAAGCGGATGAAATAATATTTTTTTCATTTTCATTATTTAATTTTAATTGTGTAATTTCTTCATTTAAAGAAACAATTTCTTTCTTTAATTCTTCTATTTTAGTCTGAAGTTGACTTGCATCTGTAAAAGGTATTTGATTTGCAATTGAACTTGCATATTTAGTTCCTTCATCTGTCAAACGTGTTGTTTCTTCAGTAACAGTATTTTTAGCTTTATTAAATAAATCTCCAAATGCGAATAAGTTTTCAGAGGTTGTTGCAGAACTTGTATTTTGATTAGGATTCAATTCTGAACATTGACTTTGTATATCTGTTAATTTATCTATTTTTGAATATAAACTTTGAGTTCTTTTAAATAATTTTGCATAAATACTTGAATATTCATCTACATTTTTTTTAATTTGAGAATTATTATCTTGTAACTCTTTTTTTAATTGGTATATAAAATTTAATTCTTCAGTTGTATCTCTTGTTAATTTAATAAAATTACCAATAGAACTAAAAAATGAACCTGGGCCTATACCTCCTTTTATATGTTTTAACATTTTTTTAGTATTATATTTTTTATGTTGTTTATGTTTACGATTTCTTTTAAATGACATATATTATAATTAGAAATTATAATATATATTATTATTTTATTAATTTATATAATAAATATCCAGACAATGCTCCTATAATTTCAAATATAATATATGGTATAATTTCCAAATTACTAATTTCTTTATTAGCTAAATATGCTAAAGCAATAGCAGGATTAAAAGCCGCGCCTGAAATAGGTGCTCCAAAATAACAAATCAATGCTTCAGTTGCTCCATAAGCTAAATAGTTGTCTGTAACTAAAATAACAAATGTTAATAATAATGTTCCAAAAAATTCAACAACATATTTTTTAATATCATATAACATATAATATATTAATACTTTATCTCTTTAATAACCCTATCTCTCTCTAATAACTCTATCTCTCTCTAATAACCCTGTCTCTCTCTAATAACCCTGTCCTACAATAGAACCAGTATTACAGATTCCTCCACCAATTCTGCAAGTTGGATTAAATATAGACCCTACTTTTTTAGGAGCTACACATCCAGCTGATCTAGTTCTTTGAAGTCTAGACCTTAAGTAACTTTTATCATAACTTTTATAAGTTAAAAATGCATCAACAGGAAGACCTTGTTTATAAGAACTTTTTCCAACAGAATTTCTTTTTAAAATAGATGTTCTCATAGAAGAAGGAATTGGTGTAATATAATTTAAATGTCCTGTTTCAGTTGGCCATTGTTTTTGAGTAGAAGAAGAAAAAAATTTATAAGGTTTATAATCTGCTAATACTTTCTCTCTAGCAAGAATTTGTTGTTTAACACTAGTATCACATTTTGCATATTGACTTCTTGATTGAGAGAAAGAACTACTATTATCAGATGGATAATATTTAGGAGGATTCGGATGAACTCCTGGTAAAGCTCCATAACTATGATATTCTATATTTCCAGGAGTTTGTGAAGTGCTTAATGGACCAAAAACTTGTGCAGATACATAATTATTTCCTTGTTGAATAGATGGACTTAATGTATAATACGAAGCAAAATTATTAGACATATTATACATATACATTTTAATATCTACGAATAGCTCTATAAGCGACTTGTCCAGAATGATAATCATCTCCTCCATAAGTTAAGTCGTTGTAATTATTTGCAATTGCTCTTTGTTTTAAATAAGTTGAATAATCAGAACTATCATAAACATATTTTACATTACAAGCAGCAGCAGGAACAAGACTTTTATCACATTGATTTTGTATAGTTCCAAAACGCTGACTTAATCCATGTAGATTTGGAATTGCTTGTGGAGTTTGACATGGTCCTCCACAACTATAATATTTTCTACTTAATATATCTCCTGAATTAGTAACTGCCCTAAAAGGTCCAATAATACGATGTAATTTAGAAGCAGCTAATTGTGCTTGATAATAAGTATTCCAAGCATTTACAATTGAAAATCGTTGTTGTTCAACATCTTTAAATGTGTGAACATCATTTTGTTGCCATTGAGGTGCAAACCCCTTCATTCCTTTACCTAAACGAGAAAATCCAGGCATACCCATTTTAATAATAGGTGGAGAACCAACTGAACCATATAAACTTACAGATTGACCAGCCATATATTATACCTTTTTATATTTTATTTCCTAAATAATAGTATGAATATAATTATTAAATATTTAATTATTTTAACACTCGTATTATTATTAGATTTCTGTTATCTTTCTCTCGTTAAGAATACAATGTTAAAGGTAATTAAAAATATACAAAAGAGCCCATTGAAAATAAATTGGATATATTTAATTTTATGTTATTTAATTCTTTCCTTTACAATATATTATTTTGTAATAAAAGAGAGAAAAAGTATTTTATATTCATTTATTTTAGGAGTTTGCATTTATGGAATATATGAAACAAGTAATATGGCTATATTTACTAAATGGAATAAAAATGTTGTAATATTAGATACAATTTGGGGAGGAATATTATTTTCTCTTGTTAATTATATTTATAATTATATAATATGAATCAAACTAAAAAAATAAAAAGGTATATACATAATATTGAAAATGAATATAATAAATGTTTAAAAATTATTCCAAACAGTTATCAACTTTTTGAAAAAGATTTTATGACAAGTAGAGAGAGTCATAATTATGAAAAAGAAATTATTAATATGATAAATAAACCATTTACTTCTAAAAATATACAACCGAATAATGATTTTTATGATTATATTAATTTGAATAGCATTAAAGATTTAAAACAAACTTATAAAAATATTTCAAAAAAAAAGAAATATTATGTTCAAGTAGATGATTTTAGAATTGTTCAAGATCATGTAAATATTGAATTATTAAAAATAATAAAAGATGAAATTAAAAATCCAGTTACAGTAGAATTAAAAAATATTAAAAAAGTATTTACATCTTTAAATAAAAGCAATAATAAAGTATTTAAACAACATGTAAATAATTTATTATACAAATATAATACTTTTGTTAATAATGATGATTTATGGGGATTATTATCTTATATAAATAAAAATGAAATTATAAAATGGTTATGTCCTATTAACTGGTCAGTAGATAATGATTTAAAAGATAAAAATAAATTTGTAAATACTATAGGTTTTCCTAATTTTCCTTTATATGATGTAACCCTTTATTTTTTTTATGATTTAAAAAAAGAAAATACAAAAGCATATAAAATAAAAAAGAAAATAATTTATCATTATTTAAAATATATAGATGAAATTAGAGATGCATGTTTAGAAGATAAAACATTAATTAAATCAATAGATTGTTTTGAAGTTCAAAAAGATATTATATTAGCAATGGGTTGTGACAAAATAAAAAATGATTCATATAATTTTTATAATATAGTAAAGAGAGAAAACTCTGAAAAATATGATTTTAATTGGGATGAATTTTCAAAAGGATTAGGTTATAAAGAAACACCACACGAATTTGTATGTGATAGTTTAAATTATTTAAAATGTATTTGTCATACATTAAAAACTAATTGGAAGAAACCAAAATGGAGAAGTTTTTGGTTATATTTATTTTTAAGACAAATGATTATGTTTAATCCTAATTTAAGACATATTTTTTATAATTTTAATCGTAAATTATTATTAGGTCAACCTGAAATGAAATCACAAGAAATATTTTCTTTAATAGGAATGTCTTATTGTTTTAATTATTTTTTATCAAATCAGTATGTTAAACATTTTTATAATCCTCAAACAGTTAATTATGTAAAAAGTTTATTTGGAGATTTAATAATAGTTTTTAAAAGAATTATTAGCAGTAATAAATGGCTTTCAGAAACAGGTAAAAAAAATGCATTATTAAAATTAAAACATATTAAATTAAATGTTGGGAATCCGAATTATGTTCGTTATGATCCAATATTAAATTATAGTGAAGATGATGCTTGGGGAAATATGTTATTAATTTCTTTTTGGAGAACAAATAAATTAATAAATATTTATAATTTAAAAAATCCAAATATTGATTTTGATATTCCATCAATTGATTGGAAAACATTAAAATTATCTGGAAAACAATGTTACATTGTAAATTCATTTTATATACCAAATAAAAATGAAGTATATATACCTTTAGCATATATTCAAAAACCATTTATTGGTTTAAATAATACATCTATTGAATACATTATGTCATATATTGGTTCTACATTAACTCATGAAATGTCTCATTCTTTAGATAATAATGGAAGTAAGTTTGATTATAAAGGAGAGATGAATGATATTTTTACAAAAGAAGATAATAAAATATATATGAGAATACAAAATGACATCATACATCAATATAAATATTTAGCTAAAAAAGATAATTATGATTTAGATGCAAGTAATACAATTGGGGAGGATATGGCGGATATATCTGGTTTAGCAATAACTATACAATATTTAAGAGATTTTTATATAAATAATAATTATGAAAGTTCAATTTTGAAAATATCTTTAGAAAAATTTTTTTCGTTATATGCTATATCACAAAAAGAATATATTTATAAAAAGGCAGTATATAATCAATTATTATTTAATCCACATCCAATGAATAAATATAGAGTAAATGTTCCACTTTCTCGTTCAGAATTATTTAGGAATATTTATAAAGTTAAAAAAAATGATGGAATGTGGTGGTGGACTCTTTCAAAAATATGGAGTTAACCAAGAAAAAATATTTTGTATATATATATATGGCTACTCGTAGACATCGTTCTAGAAGATCAAGAAGTGCAAAAAGAGCTATGACTATGACAAAAGCAGCACGTAAGGCAAGATCTAGAGCTGCTTCTTCCGCAAAGGCTGCTGCTGCAAAGGCCGCCTCGGCAGCATCTGCTGCAGCAACGGCTGCTAGAGCTGCTGCAAGTGCTAGAGCATATGGAGCTAGTGCTTCTGTTGCTAAATCTGCATCTAAATCTGCCGCACGTTCTGCAGCAAAGGCTGCTGCATCTGCAGCACGTGCATCTAGGGCAATGGGAGCAAGTGCTTCTAATTCGGCCTCTTCTGCATCTAGCTCTGCCAGGTCTGCTTCTAAAGCATAAATAAATAAAATTATAATATTTTTATAATATTATAATTATGAATTCAAGAAAAAATATTTCTGTTACTATACCTGCATATAAAATTGTAGAATGTGATTCTATTACTATACCTGCATTTAAATTTGTATTAAAAACTTCTACAAATACTGCAACTACAAATATAACTACACCAAAAACAGTTCCTTCTTCTAGTAAAGTATAAATAATATTATAATATTATAATATTATTATGAAATCAAGATTATATAAATCACTTTCTTCTCAAAGAAAAAGTAGTAAAAAAATTCATAGAAATACAAGTAGTATTAGAAAAATAAATAGCAGAAAAACTATAAAATCGTTGAATTTAGATGAACATATTCATAAGAGAAATAAATATGATTTTTTATTAAGACATAATGCAAGTATTTTAGAATATTTATATTATATTTTACAAAGTGGATATATTAAATCTCCGAATGAATTAAAAATTCAATCTTCCAGTGAAGAACTAGATGCTATATTTTTTACTCCAGTTCCGCATAATTTTATTTATAATGATAATATAGATTCTTTCTCTCTTTACCTTGATTATGAAAAAGTATTAAATAATTTTGATAGTTATTTTATAAATAATTCAAATGGATTCAAACCTTTATCTGGTAAATATCCAAAAAGAATGCACAAAAAAATTAATCGTTGTCATAAATGGGAAACATATCATCATAATTTAGAACCTATAAAGTATCCAAATGCAGAACATATGCCTTGTCATATAACATATAAAAAAATGATGAAAATAATAAATTCATTAGAATATGATGAATTCCTTGAAGAAGATGGTCCAGAAATTGGATTTATGACACCAAAAATAAGTTTACATTATTATTTAAAATATGTAGTTGTTCCAGATAGAACAATATTAAAAGAACCAAGATTTTTAAAAAAAATAAATAAAACAATTGATGAAGTATATGAAGAAATGAGAGAAATAACAGAAAGATTTGGTGGTAAATTTATAGAATTAGCAAATGTCTAATTTTCAGTTAAAATTCTTGGAGCAATATTCATGGTAATCAATTCTTGGAATAATAATTTACAAGCATACGGTATTTCTATATAGGCAAAATCAGTTCTGTTATTACATGTTCTACATCTATGAATATGTTTTTTATCATTATAAGAAGCAATCATACCACACTTTTTGCAAGAATAAACTGAATATTTATCAGAAACATCATATAATCTTTCTCTCGTAAACCTTGCAGCACCATGAGCAATAGTAGTATCTCTTTCCATTTCTCCAAATCGTAATCCACCATCTCTTGACCTTCCTTCAGCTGGTTGTCTTGTCATATTTACCATTGGTCCAATAGAACGACTATGTTGTTTATCCAAGACCATATGTTTTAACCTTTGATAAAATACTGGTCCTGTAAATACTGTGCATTCATGTTGTTCTCCAGTTAAACCATTATATAATAATTCATTACCATTCATTTCATATCCAGCTTTCAATAGTTCTTCGCAAATAATATCAACATCCAAATCACGAAAACTTGTTCCATCTCCAAATAATCCCAAACTGATTAATACTTTTGCTAATATAGTTTCTTTTAATTGTCCAATAGTCATACGACTAGGAATTGCATGTGGATTCAATATAATATCAGGACGTATTCCATCTTTAGTAAATGGCATATCTTCTTCTGGAATAATATTTCCAATAGTTCCTTTTTGTCCACTACGACTTGAAAATTTATCTCCAATCACAGGTTTTCTAACTGCTCTTACTCTTACTTTTGCAAAATTATATCCATCTCCATTTCTATCAATATAATTTTTATCAACATATATTTCTTCATTTGTTTTATATATACGGCTTTTATCTTCATATTTGATTACCTTAGTCGGGTCATTTTTATTTTCTTTAATAGGAGTAATTTTTGCAATAATAATATCTCTATTTTCAATCAATGTATTTTCAGGAATAACACCTTTTGAATTCACTTTATTATAATTTGCAAATTTCATTCCTTTTGTTTTAGTTGCATCTGGTTTACATCTTATTTCTTCATCACCATTTACTTTTTGTTTATCTTCATCTTTTTCAGTATGATAGATAGTTGCTTGAAATAATCCTCTGTCAATAGAACCTTTATTAAATAAGAGTGAATCTTCTTGATTATATCCTGTATGGGTCATAATAGCAACAACTACTGTAAATCCAGAAGGAATATCATTAATATGAATCATATCCATAATTCTTGTATCAACTAATGGTCTTCCTGGATAAGTTAATACATAAGAAGTTTTATCCATACGATTATCATAATTAGTTACATAAACACCCATTGCTTGTTTTGCTTGAGCACAATTATGAGACATGAAACAAGAATTACCAGCTAGAAAACTATGATTATTAGACTCAACTTCAATATCACAAACTAAACGGTCAGAAACTTTTTCAAAAGATAATATTTTACAGAATTTTGGTATAATATTATTTTCGTAATATCCAATTTTAATATGATTTGATTTGTATGTATTTCTTATTTGTTGAATTGTCAGCCATCCAGATGTAGTCATAAATAAATGGTCATCTGTTGCAATAATACTATCAATATCAGTATTTATTTTATATACATTAGTTTCATTTTCAATAATAAAATGTCTGATTACAGTTGTATTATACAATTCTAATGTTCTTGGATTAAATGAAACAACTTTATCTCCAACTACAACATCTTTAATTTTCTTTTTCTCTCCAGATTCCATTAATATAACTTCATTTAAATCCAAACATTGATAAGTATTTCTTGGGGATTGGTTATGTTCTGGAAAAGGAATACAAGAAGCCAAAATTCCAAATATAGTGCTTGGGTGAATTTCGCAATGTGTATATTTGTATATTTCAGTTGTTTTCTCTCTTTTAATCCATTGTTTTTCTAAATCATAAGGTGTCATAGCAACTAAAGAAGATGCTTGTTCTTCAGGGTCAATATATTCAAGAATAGATTCATCTATTTTACAATTAACTAATAAATCATCCCATAAAAATTCTCTCTTTTTTAACTTTGAAATAATATTTTTGGTAAGAATTAAATGATTATTTTTTACTTTTAATAAAGGTCTTGTTAACCGTCCAGCATCATTGCAAACTCTAATTTCTCCATTTTTATAATCAAATACAACTGAAGTATAAATATTAATAATTCCTTCTTGTTTTTTAAGTTTTAAATGATTATATAAAGAAACTGGATCATTTACAATTCCAACCCAACATCCATTAATGAATACTTTTATTTTTCCATATAACTCAATAGGTGAACATCCATTAATATCAATAATAAATGGTGTCACATTACTATAAATAGGTTCAGAATTTGAAGAAATAGTAATATGACACATATAAGCTAAATTTTTTACAACACCAACTGATTGTCCTTCTGGTGTTTCAGCAGGACATAAATAACCCCATGAGGTATTATGTAATTTACGAGGAGGGATTAATTTTCCTCTTTTATCAGTTGGAGTAGATATTCTTCTCATATGACTTAAACTGCTAACATAAGTCAACCTGTTTAAGACTTGTGCAACTCCAACTTTATTACTATTTGAATGTTTAATACCAAAATCACCGGTAGATAATGCTTTTTTTAATCCATTTTCAATAGTAGTAGATTTTATGATTTTATAAATATTTGTCATATTAATAATATTCATATATTGGTCGGTTGATTTCCAAGAACCATTATTTATTTCTTTAATAATTTGTTTTTCCATATCTTTTACTAATTTATTGAAGTAATTACGAAACAAATTATTTAACAAAGTTCCAGTTAAATCAACTCTTTTATTCACATAAGAATCACGGTCATCTTGAGTAATCCATTTAAAATTTGCTTGTAATAATTTATTCGTCATATATCCAAGAAAGTATAATTTTTGTATTTTTGTCATACAATGTGGTAATAAATCATTTTCCAAAATATCATTTGTAAATTCCATTTTTTTCCTAGCACCAGTTTCTTTATCCATATTAATAGGAGTAAACATAACATAACTGGTAATATGTTTTAATGCTTCTGCCTGAGTAAGAACTGTATTTGAATCAATAATAGATGCAGTTAATCCATGTAATAATTCTTTATATTCTTCTTTTTCAATATCTAAAATAATATACTTACAAATATCTAGGTCAGAAATAACACCAAGTGCACGAAATAATACAAATAATGGAACAGGTTGTTTTACTCTTGGTAATTGGACCATAATAGGAAAACCTAATCCATTATTTTTAGAAGAAACCATCAAATTTAATTGTTTAGGAGAAATACATTTGAAATCTGGAACTGATTTTATTTCAGCACTCCATGTATATTTGGTATTATTTTTACTAATATTGTAAATATAAATTTTATTTTCAGCAGCTCTTTCTTGACCTAACACTGTTTTTTCAGAACCATTAATAATAAAATATCCTCCTGTATCATATTTGCATTCTCCAATGTTTTTATTTTCCATATGTTTATATTGAGTTAATACACATATATTTGATTTTAACATGATTGGCATTTTTCCAATATGTATTTTTGGCAAAGTTTTATAAAATGTCTGAACTGTTTCCAAGTTCACTCCATTTCTAACAAGAAACTTAATATTAATATCAATTGTCATTGCAGATGCATATGTAAAATTACGAGAACGAACTTCTTGTGGAAACATTAACTTTGTAGCACCATTATTTTCATGTATTTGCGGTCTGTATAAACTAAAATTAGAAAAGCTAATAAATAATTCTAATCTGTGTTTTCCACTAGCTGGATCAAAATCTTGTTCTGATTTGATATTGACATCATTAAACATTTCAATTGTTTTTATAGTTTGGTATTCAATAAAATTATTATATGATTCAATTTGATGTCTTACTAATCTTTCCAAATGATGACCACTAAAATAACTTTCAATAATATCCCAAGGAGTTTCAATATATTGTTCAGCAAATATATCATTTTCTTTATTAGATTGGATTTGTTCTGTATGTGACATTTGATTTTTATATGACATAATTAGTTATTATTTATTCAATTTTATTTTTAAATATAAATTATTAACACTAATAACGAATAATTATCATAAAATTATAATAATAAAATATTATGAATAGTTCATTGAAAAAAACAATTCAGATTAATCCAGAATTATTTAAAATACAAGGTTCTAAAACAAAAAGCAATAGAGAGAAAAAAAGTAAACCAGAAAAACAAATTACTCCTAATTTTTTAAAAAAACAACTAATTGAACGTATTAAAAAACATAAAAAGAATATTGAATTAACTGATGATATTAAACAAAATATATCATCAGATAAAGAAAATGATGATGAATTTATATTATCAATGAATTTTTTATCTTCTATTTCTAATGAGACCCCTAAAACAAATAATGTAACTTATAAAAATGATTTTAATTCATTGGATAATTTAGAAATAACAAAAATACAAGAGACAATAAAACAACCAGAAATAAAAAATCAACCACTTTTCTCTCCATCTTTACAAAATGTTAATATAGATTTACCATTAGAATTAATGGATATTAAACAACTAACTGAACCTATTATAGAATCTATTATAGATGAAATAGAACATACTGAAGAAATAAATGTAAAAACAAATGTAGATGTTCCATACGGTTGTTTAAAAAATGGAAATAAACCAACATATCGTTCTTGGTTAACACAAAAAAATAATATTAAACCAAGTATAACAGAACAAATAAATATTATAGAAAAAGAAAATATTATACCAGATATAACAGAAAGAGAGAATATAAAAGAAAGAGAGAGAAAATTAAATGAATTAAAAAGTAAATTTAAAAATGAAGAACCTACCTATATTAAAAAAATTACCAAAAAAAAATATACATTAGGTAAATCTAAAATTCACAGAAAAGTTGGAATTCTTATTAAAGATATGAATACAAGAAAAAAAATAATAGATTCACATAAAAATTTAAAAACACATGACATTCAAGATATTAAAAGTTTTTTAAGAAATAAAGGATTAATAAAAATAGGAAATTATACACCAGTAGATATTTTAAGAAAAATATATGAAACGTCTATTTTAACAGGAGACGTAACAAATACAAATAAAGATATATTATTACATAATTTATTAAATGAGCCAACTTCTATAAATTAAGGGTTTTCTTCAAGTTCTTCTTCTTCGTCTTCTTGTTTATTTTGTATTTCATTTTCTAAATTTTTATCTTCTTCATCTTCTTCAAATACATCTTCTTGTTCTTGAGATTTGACTATTACATTTTCTTCTTCTTCATCTTCTTGCTCTTGAGATTTGACTATTACATTTTCTTCTTCTTTTTCTTGTGGCACTTCTTCATCTTCTATTACAAATTTTGCTGTAATTGGAACAGTTGGTTTTGATATATTTTTTTTTGATTTTAAAGATGTTGGTTTGGTTGGTATTTCATCTTCAATCATAATTGAAGGTCTTGTATCAAATGTTTTTTGAGAATTAGGTTCTATTAATTTTGCAATAATAGAAATAAATTTATCATTTAATTCAAATCTTTGACCAATAACAGTTGCTGAAAATCTATCTCCTTCTTTAATTTGAGAGAAATAATCATCATTATAATGATGATCTCTAGTAATAAAAATTACAGCAGGAGAAGGTGTAATATCTGCTATTTCTGCTCTGATTCCTGCTGATTTTGTTATATTTACAGCAATACAATTAATATTCATTCCTTCTACTGGAAAACATGTTTTACACCTAAATACAACATCATAAATTATATTTACACCTTTAATAAGACCACTTGAATAAGAAACAATTTGGCAAGAATCTTTTTGAATATATCCTTCAACAATGCATTTACCTTCATATTCTTTTTTTAATTTTTTAGTAATTGTTTCTTTTAAATTTTTATCTATTTCCATAATAGATAAATATACACTTCTTGTAATCAATGAATCAGTATATATATAATTATCGCTAATTCTTTTTTGTTTTCTTTTATAAAAGTTCATAGTTATATTATTAATATTATTATATATTTATTATAAATCAATTTTATATATATAATTATAATTTTCATAATTTAAAAACCATAATTTATTCTCTCTATTTGACTTATTATAATAACGAAGAATAAATTCAGACATAAGTGTTAATTCATTCATATGAATATATTTTGTATTAACATGGTCTTCATATACTTCTAAAACAAAATAATGTGACCGTTCTTGCTTTTTATCAGAAGCCCAATCTCTATAAATATCATCATTTTCAGAATTTTCTACAATTTTATTTAATAATACAATTTGATTTTCTTTCTTTTCGTTATTAAATATTCTACCTTTTTTAGATTTTAATTTAATACTTGTATTTTCATCTACTTTATAATGAATCGCATTTAATTTTTCTTTTAATTCAATAAATCCAATTATTGTATTAAATGGTTTTAAAATAATTTGTTGTTTTAATAATTCTATTTTACTGTTTATTTCTTTCTTTTGTGTAAAACTTGCAGTTTTCCAATCCCAATTTGTATTTGAATGATAATATGTATATCCTTTATCTGAATATAAAACATACCCATAAGAACCATTTTCTAAATTTATTATTCTCTCATCCATAGAATTTTTTATTAAAGTTGTCAAATCATCATATGCAGATAAATTATATATATGTTTTAATAATAAAATTTTATTAGTAGGTATTAAAAAATCTATAATATGGTCTATTAATATTTCTTTTAATAAGTCCATAGGAATTGCATTTTCTTCATTTATTAAAATTGGATACTTATTTAAATTATTTATAACTACCCCAGCAATAGAATATAACCTTTTCCAACTTTCATCATCGCTACTAAATTTAGTTAATTTAGAAATTGGAGTTGTTGCATATGTTATAGCAAGATCATAATATTGTTTAATTAATTTTATTACTTTTATATCAGGTTCTATATTTTCTCTCTTTGTAGCTTCATTTGATTGAACTGATATATATTTATATTTACTATCCGTTGGAACACTTCTATCAAAAATGGTAATTTGTTTATTATTTAATTCTAATGGTTGAAATAAGTAATATTCTCCTATATTTATTAATTTTCCTTTTCTACCATATTTATCTACCAATTGTATTGATTCATCTATCATTTTAGTAATTGCTGCATAAATTTTTGTAATGGAATCTTCTTCTACTATTTTATGTTTTATTTTTTGTATAAATTCTTCTTTTTTGTAAAAAAAATTATCTTTGAATAAAAATTTAATATAATTTATGATTTTATCAATATTAGAAATTATAAAATTTTCTGTATATGTTCCTTTATTTACAGGTAAATCTGATAATTTTGAATTAGGATTGCAATCATAATTACAATTTTCTAAATAATCACATGTAGAAGAATATGGAACATCTCCAACTTGAAATAATATTGGTTTTGTTGGTTCTGTAGAGAGAGTAATTTCCAATAAACTATCCAAATTTTCTATTGTAAAATTAGTTTGTCCATGATTTAATATGCAGTCAATTGCAGTCTCTTTTAATATTCTAGTAACTAATCCTATTTGTTTTGCTTTAAGTTCAGCAATACGATAAATATATAAATCAGCAGATTCTTCTGTTTTATTCGGTAATATTGTTCCATGCATAAACAATTGAACATTTCTTTTAGAAAATGGTAATCTTTTATGACTGAAGTTACGAACAGCTCTTCCAAATATTTGTTCTAATCTATTCATATTATACCAGGGTTCTAATATATGAACTTGTCTAATATTTTTAAAATCAATACCTTCTGAACCTGCTTGTGATATTAAAATTACTTTTATATATTTACCATCTTTATTTCTATCATCAATTAGTTCTCTCACTTGTTCTTTATTATTAGGAGATAATCTTTTATCTCCTGTAATCATTGAATAAGATAATTGTATTGAATTTGGATTCTTTTTATCTAATGGTAACATAGTCATACTATCTTTTGGAGTAGTTGGTGGTGTTTCAAATAAAGAATGATTATCTGATTTTTTAAATCCCATTTCTTCTAATGCAAGAGCTACTGGTATTAAGCCAGAATCTATATATTGAGAATATATCAATATTATTCCTTCTGATAAAATTCCGTTTGAATATATATTATTGCAAATATTTTTTATTTTTGAACTATATAGACCAATGTGTTCTGGTTTAAAAATTTTATATTCATCTTCTTCATATCTATATTTAAAATTTGATTTACTTATTTCATCATATATCATTACATTTTGTAAACCAATTTTTCCAAATAAATTTCTAATATTTACATCTTTAATAGATTTTAAAAATTCTTCTTCTTCCTCCTCTTCATCTTCTTCCAAATCTTCTATTTCTTCTTTATCTAATTCAGATTCAGATTCAGATTCTGAATCAGTTTCAGAATCTTCTTCTTCCTCTTTTTCTTCTTCTAATTCTGATGACGCACCTCCTTTTGAAGAAGAAGATTGTGGTTCTGAAGAAGAAGAAGAAGAAGATAATGGTGATATTTCAGTTAATGGTTGCATCTCTTCTTCTTTTGAAGAAGATTGTTGTGGTTCTTCTTCCTCCTCTTCCTCCTCTTCCTCCTCAGATTTTTTTTCTTTTGAAGAAGATTGTGAAGGTTCAACCAATGGTTGCATTTCTTCTGCTTCTTCCTCTTTTGAAGAAGATGATGGTTCAGCTAATGGTTGCATTTCTTCTTCCTCTTTTGAAGAGGATTGTTTTGGTTCCTCTTCTTCTTCCTCTTCTTCTTCCTCATCTTCTTCTTCCTCTTCTTCTTCTTTATTTACTTTTTCAGAAAGTGATTGTGGTTCTTTTATATTAGTAAGTTCAACTGATTCAGATGATGACATATGAGTTTTATTAAAAGTTTTATTAGGATAAGCTATATTTAAACATTGTATCAACGGTTGTAAAATAGTATAATTAAATGTATCCAAACTAGAAAAATCTAATTTACTAGCAAAAAAAGTATTTTCTTTTAATGATTGTAAAATATAACTATAAACACTTGATTGATACTCACCAATTTCATTTAAATATAAAGAAATAACATGTTCTATCTCATTTTCATCAATTGATTTACCATTTAGTTGAGTGATTGGATATTCTATTTCTTTAAAAGTGTTTTTTGGAGAGAAAATATTAGGATAAATTCTAAAAGGAAAAGTATAAGGATTTTCACCTCTTACATAAGAAATATAACCTGTAGATTTTTGAACTAATATTTCTCTCCCATCTGGTAATAAATTATCATTTGAATCAAATACATCACTACTTTTTATAATAGACCTTTTATCATTCATATTCATCATATTCAAAATCCAAATTATTTCTTTAGAACTATTAAACATAGGAGTAGCTGTTAAAAATAATAATCTTAAATTTGTAGTTAACCTAACTAATTTTTGAAATGCTTTAGATGCAACTTTTGTATTTTTTGTATCTTTAATATTTTTCATATTTTGTATTTCATCAATAATAATTAAACTATTATCAAATACAGCTCTTAGTTTTTTCATAGTTTTATTTAAATTTAATTGTCCAGAATCATCTTTTACATCAAAAGAATCAATATAATTTGCAAATTCCAAATAACCAAAAAAAGAATAATAATATTTTATTAATTTAAAAACATGTTTTGGAGGTAAAAATTCATTTTTAAAAATGGTTTCTATTAATTGATATCTAAAATTATCTTGAACATTTGGAGATGCTACAATAATTATTTTTTTTTTAATACCAATTCTATCTAGATAACTTCTCATTTCTTCAGCAATTCCAATAGAAGTTAATGTTTTACCACTTCCTAATCCATGAAATAAAAGAAGACTATTATATGGTGTTTGAAATGATAAATAATTTCTAACAAACTCTTGATGAGGTGCTAACTCAAAATCAGCTTGAATTAATTCTTGTGTATATTTTATAAATTCAGATTGATTTAATTTTTGGTCCGATTTTTTATTATGTATTTTTCCATTATAAGTTGTTTCTCTAAATTCTTGTTTTTCCGCAATTTTAATATTAAAATTAGGGTCATTTAAAGAAGGATATAAAAAAGGTTCATTTATAATTTGTGGTTCTGTTCTCTCTAATTTTTCTTTTTCAAATAAAAATTTATTACATTCATCACTATATTGGTTTGTTTCTTTACATTTTGTTACTAAACTATTTAATTCTGGAATTATTAAGTTTTCGGGAGAGAAATCTTTGAATGAGATTGGATTTTCTACAACTTTTTTAGAAAATGGTATAACTACATCAGGAGAACTAGATTCTTGTTGTTCAAGAACTTGAGAATTTGTAGCAAATGGTATAACTACATCAGGGGAACTAGATTCTTGTTGTTCAAGGACTTGAGAGTTTTTAGCAAATGGTATAACTACATCAGGAGAACTAGATTCTTGTTGTTGTTGTTGTTGTTGTTGTTGTTGTTGTTGTTCAAGTAATTGAACTTCTTTTGGTGGAATAACTCTATTAACAATTGGAATAAATTCTTCCGAAGAACTAGAACTAAGTTGTGTTACAGTTGGTTTAATTTCTTCTGAACTAGAACTATCTGTTATTAGTTCAGAAGCTGGTATAATAATTCTTTGTCTACCACTTATATTTGGATCCATTATTATATATATTATATTATATGATAAATGTTATTTAAAACGAGCAATTCATTTATTTTTGTTAATATATTTTTTTTTTCTAAATGATATGGTCTAATAGATGATAAACATTCATCAAATGTTTTCCATTCAACTTTGCTAACTTCTGAAATTTGAAATTTTAAATCATCTATTAATAATGTATTAAATTCTGGTTTTAATAATCCTATAAAATATTTATGTTTATAAGATTTATGATTAGAACCAATAAATATTTCTTCATAAGGAATGATATTTTCAACAATTTGTATATTATTATTATCCATTCCAGTTTCTTCTTGAAATTCTCTCAATGCACAATCTAAATCTTTTTCTTGAAAATTTTTTCTTCCTTTTGGAAACTCCCATTCTGTTTCTTTCCAATTTGTTTTACTTTCATTTATCAGGTCATGTAATGTAATAAGTTTATCATTATATTGAACACCATTTACAAGTGTATCAAATTTTTTTTTAGATTTATTATTTTCTATTTTATAAATATTTGAACCACGCAATTCTTTCCATAAATCATCAAAAGGAATAGTTAATAATTTATTTTTTTCTTCAATAGACATTTCATCTATTTTTTGTTTGATTTGAATAATATTTTTTGTATTATATTTACCATATATAAAATCAATATATCCAAAACTATCTTTTCTTCTAATCATTAAATAATAACGAATATCATTTATTTTTTGAGTTAATACAATTCCACAACTAATAATAGGTAATTTACATTGATACAATAAATGTCCTGTTTTTGAACAATTATTACATATTATTATCTTATTATTCATTTATTAATTTAGTAATATGTAATTATCTTTATTTATTATAGCGTATTATATAATTGATAAAATTGTAAATAATACTATGATTGATCCAGAAATATGGGGACCTCATTATTGGGGATTTTTGCATACAATTGCATTTTGCTATCCAAATTATCCAACAACAATTACTAAAAAAAAATATTATGAATTTATACATAATTTACCTTTATTTATACCAACAGATAGTATATCTAAACATTTTTCAAATTTATTAGATAAATATCCAGTTACTCCTTATTTAGATAATAAAACTTCTTTTTTAAAATGGACACATTTTATACATAATAAAATAAATAAAAAATTGGATAAAACTACTATTACATTTGATAAATTTTTTTCTGAATATCAAAATTCTTCTAAGAAAAATAAAAAAAATAATTACAAAATAATTATTAAAAGTGTTATTTATGTTATTATTTTTAGTTTATTAATATATTTAATATATTGCAATATAATATGACAATAATAGGTGGTAAAGTTATAGATTCAGGTGGTTTTGGCTGCGTTTTTAGACCGCAAATAAGATGTAAAAAAAGTAGAAATAATAAGAATAAAATATATGGTAATAATAAATATGATGAAAATGGAATTTCAAAAGTTATGCCCAAAAAATATGCAATTAGTGAATATAATGAATTAGTTAAATTTATATCAATAATAAAAACAATTAATAATTATAATCATTATTTTATAATATCTCAAATTACATTATGTAGACCATCATATTTTAAACCAGATGATTTAATTGATCTTGATAAAGTAAAATGTTCTTCTTTAAAAAAGAAAAATATTACATCTAAAAATATAAATTCAAGATTAAAAAAATTATATATGATTAATATGCCTTATGGTGGTATTGATATAGATAAATTTTTAAAAATTAATATTAATGATATGAAAATGGTATATAATTTTAATATAAAAATGATATATTTATTAGACAATGCTATATTGAAAATGAATAAAAAAGGATTATATCATGGTGATTTAAAATCAAGTAATATTTTAGTTAGTGTAGAAGATAATAAAAAAATGTATGTTAGAATTATAGATTGGGGATTATCTGGAATATATTTACCAAATGATGTGTTAAAAACATTAGTGACAGAATCTGGATTTGAAAATGAATGGAAAGAAATTCCTGATATATTTCGTAATCGTCCATTTCAATTTAATGTTCCTTTTTCAAATATGTTATTTTCTAGAAAATTTAATAAAGAATATTCAAATTATTTATTAATTCCAGAGAAAGATAGATATAGTTTATATGAGTTTATAGAAAGATTTATTAATATTTATATTGAATCTAGTTCAGGACATTTGCGGAATTTTAATAGTATTTTTAATAAAGTAAAAACTATTATGTCACATAATTCTTCTTCAACAAATAATAGTCTTAAAATAAATAATTATGAAAAAATATTTATTACTAATATAAAATATATATATGATTATTTACATAAAATATTACAAAAGTATACTAAAAATAATAAGTTTAATGTAATTGATTATTTTAGCAATGTGTATATAAAAAATTTAGATGTTTGGGGATTTATAATATCTTATTATTCTTTAATTGATTATACAAGATATAACATTTCTTATAATGTTCAATATAATAATATGATTAAAGATTTAATTAAAAATTTATTAAATTTATTATTAAAATATAGTTCTGAACCTATAAATATTCATGAAGTAAAAGAAACATTACATGGTTTTAATAATGATATTATTAAATTAAATTCAAGTATACATTGAAGATTTAAATGGTAAGATATCAATAATGAATTGAAATACGCTTTTGGGGCATCCCATTTAAAATTTTTACTTGTATAAATAAAAAAATAATTATTATAATAAACTTATTTATTATAATATGAAATTAGAAATTATATTATTATTAATAACTGGATTTATTATTTATAATATATATCATGATTGGAAATATTTAAAAATGTTTTATTCATACAAAAAATATTTTACAATTGGAATTGTAGTTATTTTAAGTTTATCTATATATTTATTAATAAAGAGAGACCCTTTACAAAGTAAAAAAATATTATTATATGCAAATAACATGATAAAATATATGCCAATAGATAAACAATCTATGAATTTAATCTCTCCTATAATTGATTTTACAACAACAAAAAAAGATAATTCTTTTATGATAGATATGAATAAAACACTTGAACCTCAAAGTTTTAATATTCAAAAACCAGTAAAAAGGTCTGTTTCTGAAACAAAGAAAAAATTTGTAGCATCACAACAACAATGGAGATGTGGTAATTGCAAAAATCAATTAAATCATACATTTGAAATAGATCATAAAATGAGATTAGAATATGGAGGAACAAATGATATTAATAATCTAATAGCTTTATGTCGCAATTGTCATGGAGAGAAAACAGCAAGAGAAAATATGTAATGAGGTAATAATGAGAAAATATATAAATATATATAATAAATATGGAAACTGAAAAAAAATCATATTTTCCAACTTTTAATAATAATATTATTTATAGTTTTTTGTATTTTATATTATTAATTACAGTTATTATTATTATTTTTTCATCTAGTTATATTACTATTAGTTTATTAATCACTTTATTTTTTATATATATATTTCTCTCTCAATTATATAAATTTTTTATTTCAAAAGAGAAAAATTATTTTTCTATTATTTTTTCTTCTTTTATTATTGCAGTATTATTACTTATTAATTTTATTATTCCAAATGATAGTAGTATTTTAGAAAGTATAAATAATCCAAATATGAATGGAACTGTTATTATAATTATTTATACTACTGTTATATATAGTTTATTATTTATTTATACTTTAGTTTATAGCACTTATAAAGAAAATAAAACTTTATTATATTGGATTTCAATTGCATTTATTATATTATATGTTATATATATTGTATATTTTAGTTATATATCATCACCTTCATCTGTATTAATAAATATTTTAATTTATATTCCTTTTTATTCTTCCATCTTTTTTATATTATATTATTTATTAGATAGTAGTAATATTATAGATAATAATCCTTTTTTAAATGATACTTCTTTTCAACATTTGTTAGAAAATCCAAATTATAATTCTCCTACAGATAAACAAGATGATATAGTACACAGATTTTCAAAATTATTATTAGTATTATATTTAATAGTATATTTTATTTGTTTTATTTTATTTTTATCATCTTCCAGCAATGTTATTAATAAATGTGAAATTTCAGAATATATATTATATATTATAAATGGTTTATTAGTATTGATGTTATTTTCAATTGTAACAACTATGACAAATGTTGGATTAGGTTTAACACCAAATAAAAATATAGCAACACAAATATTAACTGTTTCTTTTCTAATTATTTATAATATATTTATATCAAAAAATGCAAATGATAGTTGTTATGGATTTATTAAAAATAATGCTTCTGTTGTAATTGCAATTATATATATTATTACTTTTTACATGTACTATAAAATTATTTATAACAATTGTAAAATAGGTGATGATTTAAATTTATTAATATATTTTGTAATACTAATTATATTATTTGTTATTGTAATAGTAAGTATTAATAATAGTAAGCTTTCATTAGAATCTTATTTGAATAATATTAATATATATATTTATACAATTGTTGGATATGCTATTGTGTGTATGGTTGGATTTGTATTTCTTTTTTTTATAAAAAGATTTGGATTAGATAATATATTTCAATTAAATAAAGAAAAATTTCTTGAAAATATGAATTATTCATTTTATGTTATAATGGGAGTTTTTATTTTATTTTCTATAATTAGCTGGATAAGTCAATTAACTAGATCTATTTATTTGAATAGTTCTTTAAATGCAACTAGTATTATTATTAATTTGTGTATTATTATTGTGTCAATGGCTATATTATTTAAACTTATATCATATACTTCTTTTTATCAAACCAATCCATTATTACAACTTGTTATTGGTGGAGTATTTTATATTCCTTGTTTGTTAATATCATTATTAGATTTTATAAATGGACATAAACAGACTATTACAAATAATTTTGAATTAAAAAATTTCCAATTCAATAAAACAGATATTATTTTATTTATTTTTATTGTTATTTTATATATTATTTATTTTGCTTATCCTTCAATATACACTAATATATCAACTCAAGATGGTAAATTATTATTAAAAGAACCAATTTCATTAGATAATGAAAAATTATTAGCAACTCATGAATTTCTCTCTATAAAAGATACTACTAATCCTCATAAAAATCCTGATAAAGAAATACACCCATATAATTATGCTTTATCTTTTTGGATATTTATTGATAGTAATAGTTTCATTAATTCTAAAAATAAATATTATTCTTTATTAAATTATGGAAATAATCCAAATATTCAATATAGAGGAAATGATAATACATTTATTGTAAGTCTTAAAAATAAAAATAAACAAGAAAATGGACCATTATATACTGAAACATACGAATTAGATGATGATAATAATATTATTATTTATAAAACTAATAAATTATTACTTCAAAAATGGAACAATATTATTATAAATTATGATGGAAATATATTAGATATTTTTATTAATGAAAAATTAGAAAAATCATTTAGTGAAATTATACCTTATATGAAAAATGATAATATAACAGTTGGTTCAGAAAATGGGATTCATGCTGGAATATGTAATGTAATTTATTTTGATACAAGTTTATCTTTAGAAAAAATTGGATATATTTATAATTCTGTTAAAATGTTAAATCCACCTATATTATTAAATTATTATGATAGATTATATACCAGTTCATTACAAATAGAAAATGTAACATATGACATTGGATTAAAACAAGTTGATACTAATAAAAAACTAGATTATGTAAAATAATTTATTGTTATAATATAAATGAATATTGGTATGATTATTTTTATAGTAATATTAATAATATTAATTATTATAATTATTAGGTCATATATTGTAAATAACAATATATTAACTAAATTAAGCGATGCAAAAACTATGCAAACAATTTCTGCTGGTTCTTTAGCAACAAATTCAAATACTGGAAGTACTAATTATGCTTATTCTATTTGGTTTTATATAAATGATTGGAATTATAGATACGGTGAAGAAAAAATTATTTTTGCAAGAAAAGAACTTTCTAATATTGGAAATAAAATTGGAACTTTTAATGGAACAAGTCCTCAACCATGTGTTAGTTTAGGAGCAATTGCAAATGACCTAATTATAGAATTATCTGTTTATGGACCAGTTTCACAAACTGGAAATATAATGCAAATTCCTCCTTGCACAATACAAAATATTCCAATTCAACAATGGGTTAATTTTACAATGAGTGTATATGGAAAAACATTAGATACATATATTAATGGAAAATTAGTTAAAACTTGTGTTTTACCTGCACCTGTATATGTGAATGATACATTAGATTTATATGTTACTCCTAATGGAGGGTTTGAAGGTTCAACTACTAAATTAGCATATTATCCTAATTCTCTCAATCCAGAACAAGCATGGAATATATATGAAGATGGTTATAGTGGAGGAATTTTATCTAACTTAGCTGGTTCATATCAATTAAATATTTCTGTGTTACAAAATGGAACAGAAGAAGCAAGTTTAACAATTTAGTCTCTTTTCTATATATAATATATGTCTGAAAAATCTATAATTCCATCTATGAATCTTTCTGAAAATAAAGAACCTAATATTTTTGAAAATATAAAAGATAATTTAGGTAATGCGGTTGAAAATATTACAAAATCAGTTGAAGGTTCAGATAATGATTCTTCTATGTTTCCCACTATTATAAAAGATACTCCTTCTGGAAATTTTTTTCAAGATTTTACAACTAATAGTAAAAATACTTTAAACAGCTTTATGAATTCTAACAGTTTAGTTACAAAATTTGTTTTTTTATTATTTGTTCTTATTGGATTTCTTATTTTATTAACAATTTCTATTAATATAATATTATACTTTTTCTCTCCATCTTCTAATCAAAAATTAATAAATGGTATGATTAATGCCAGCACTGAAATGATAGTAATTAAACAAGACCCTAATGATAAATCATCAAAAACAATTTATAGATCAGTTAATGAATCACAAGGATTAGAATTTACATGGTCTGTTTGGATTTATATAAATGAAATTAATACTAATGCTCCAACTCCTTATCAACATGTTTTCAGTAAAGGTAATTATGGATTAGGAGCTAATAATTTATATAATTTTAATAATGCTCCTGGATTATATATTTCCAATAATACTAATAACCTTTATGTTGTTATGGATACATATTCCACACCATCTAGTCCTAATAGTGGTTTAGAAATTCCAGATATTCCTTTAAATAAATGGGTAAATGTAATGATTATTTGTAAAAATAATACATTTGATGTTTATATTAATGGAATTATTACTAAAAGTGAAAATTTAGATGGAATACCTAAACAAAATTATGGTGATGTTTATATTGCTGCAAATAATGGATTCAATGGATATATATCTAATTTATGGTATTATAATTATGCATTAGGAACATTAGCTATTCAAAATTTAGTTAAAAAGGGACCAGACACCACTATGAGAGATAATATGATATTGAAAGACCCTAATTATCTATCATTAAGATGGTATTTTGATGGTTCTAATACTCAATATTATCCTTAGAAGTTATGATAAGAAAACATAATTTTCCTTCATAATCATAATTAACTCTTGTTATCTCTCCTTTATCAGTTATAAATACTTCACATCCATTATGCCCATCTCCAAAATGACCATAATTAATAGTTTCTTTATATTTTCCAACATATTTTATTTCATTATTAGTATAATATTTTTCATTAGGATATCTACCTTCTTTTTTAGTATAATAAGCATAACCATATTCAACATTTTTATCAAATTTAATAACTCTAAATACTTCTAACATATAAAATATATATTATGAATTTATTTAATTCATAATATAGTATAATGTCTTGTTTAGGTCAAGAATATAATCCTTTACCTCCGAGAGAATGGGTAAGATTTCATAATAGATGTAGTCAACGTAATGAACCAACAGTTAGTGCATCTGAAGCATATTTACTACAAATGAATAGAAAAGCAAATATTCTTCAATACAATAATAATAGTGCAAGATTTACTAAAAATCAAAAATATGGACAACTAGCTAACCGTTATTTTAAAACATTTGGTTCTCAAACTCAAACATATTCAAATCCAAATATTAAATTATTTGAGAGAATAAATGAATCTTATACAGTTTTACCAAGTGTAACTATTATAAATAATAATGATATTACACAAGTAGAAAATATAAATTGTATAAAAGATGAAATACAAGATAATTTTCCAAATTTACCATCTATTGGAGAAGAAGGTAAAGAAGAACCAATTATTCCTCCAAAACCAGATATACCACCTGATTATCCAAGTAATCCTCCTTATATACCTCCTCCAGGAACAGTTATTTATGTTATACCAGATGGTGGAAATTTAATATGTAATAGAATTGAAGACCCATGTACAGGAGAGATATTAGATAAAACAAGAGATAATATATGTTTTCCTACAAGTTGTTCTGATGTTCCTGGTAAAATAAAATTATTATGTTGGTCGGGGAGAGAACAAGTTTATTTTCCAAAAGTTAAAAGAACATATGGAACTAGTGGCAATAAATGGCCAGTTAATGCAAAATTTATTAGAAATGAAAAAGTAAATCAAAATTATATAAATTTATTCTCTTAATGTAGGATTAATGCATATATCTTTTGTAGGAAATATATCTCCAGACATACATCTATCATTCTCTCCTACTTCTACACAACTTCTATAACCTCTCTCTTCTCCAATAAAACACCATCCAGCTTTAGAACTAGATTTATTAGATTGTATAAAACTATATGAATCATCTGCAGATGGTCCTGACATAGATTTAGTTGCATTATTTAATGCTTTATCTAATGTATCATCATTATATGGATTATATGGATTTAATTTAGTATCTTGATTAATTACAAAATCATTTTTTTGAGTATAAGAAGAAGTAGAACCTGCTATTTTATTTGCTGATTCAGGTTCTTTTATCATGGATTTATTTATTGTAGGTAAAGTAGGAGTGAGTGAAACATCTTTTGTTGAAGTATATGAATCTGGATAACTATAATTATCTTGTTCATTCTTTATAACTGGGTCATAACCATTAATAGTATAAAATTCATTTGAATTATCTTCTTTTGGAGTAGCATAAGAAGGTTGATAATGAACATTTGAAAAAGTAGAAGATAATGTTGTATAAGGAGAGACTGTATCCTTTACATATTTTGTAACAGTAGTTACATAAGGATGATTACGATAATAATATAATCCAATAATAAAAACAGCTATACAAACCAAAATAAAAATTGTTAAATAATATCCAAAATGATTTGTAGAAGTTGTTGATTCTGATATAGAATAATCTATTTCAGAAATGTCTGGTACTTCTGATGTAGTTAACATAGGTCTTTCTATTCTAGAAATAATCCTATTTGTTCCTATATTATCCATATTATTCAAAAGTTAATAAATATAGGAATTGATTTAATGATGCTAAAATTTCATCACGAATTGTATATAAATCGGCATTAGCCATTTTTCTGAGAAATGAATTATTATCTAAATCAACTAAATATCTTTTACATTTTTCTATTTCCGATTTAATAAAAGAAAAATTCTGATTAGGAAAATCTAATAAAGGAATTTGATGAACTGATGTGAGCTGAACTCTCTCTCCATTTAATTTTCCTAATAATACTTCCACAAATCTATCAATATTACTATTTAAAGAACTATATAATTCATCACTAGCCTTATGTGCTGCAAAACTAGTTGTTTTCCAATGAAATAACTTGACTGTATTTAATAACACTAGAAATTTTTGTACTATTTCTTCTTTAAATCCTAAATTTTTTCTATTTTTTATTGTATGTTTTCTTGAAACCATTATATATTATATTTTTATTAAATTTATACCAGTAAGATTTGATTGGACACCTTTGGGATGTATTTAAATTCATTACTATATCTGACCTTGAAGAATTCAAGGGTTTAAAGTCTAGGTATAAAGTTCTCTCCAAATGTATTCATTTTATCTAATTTTTCAATTGTTTTATCTAAATTAGATTTATTTAAATTTGTAAATAAATAATCAGTATTTGGGGAATGTTCATTTTTCTTTACTTGTTTATAAATATTATTAATTTTGCTAACTAATTGTGATATTTCTTCTTTTTCTTTTACAATTTCTTCTTCCAAAGAAACAATCTCTGTTAAGAGAGAAATAGCAAAATAAATTATATATTTTCTTTTTTTTCCAATTGCTTTAGTATATTTTAAACAAAATAAATTTAATAAACTTTGCAGAATCTTATTAATAATTTTATTATGATTTGTACTTGCTTCTAATAAAATTGCATCCCATATTAACCATATTATGTCCATTTGGTCTTTACTAGAAACTGGTATTTTCTCTCTTCTCTCACACTTACATTTTACTTTTTTAGTTTGACAAATACTATCATATTCTAATAACCATTCTGTCCAATAACAAGCTGAAATTGTATTCTTACCTTCTTTTGAAATATTAAAAGAAAATTCATTAATTGGAACAAATAATTCTTTTGGATCATTTTCAATCATAATTTTATTGTAATAAATAGTTGGAGCTTTAAATCTCTCTGAAATCATAGTCAAATCAAAATCTTCTTTTTTAATTTTAATTTCATCAAAACTATGTTTTCGTTTAGAAAAACAAAGTATGCAAACAATTTCACAAAACAATTTACGGATTTTATCATTATTTCTCATTTCCAATTCATTTGAAATATAACCATTATTTACAATTGATTTAAATGCCTGAACTCTATTATCTAAATAAATAGCTAATTTAGGATTTCCTAAATGTATAAATTTGCTATAAACATATAAAATAATTTCCCATAATTCTGAATAATGACCTGAACATATAAATTCAACACTCCAATAACATGATTGTTCTATTTTTGATTTTATTAAATTATCTATTAATACTTTTTTAACATCTGATTTTTTAAAGTCTGAGAATGTTATATTTTTGAATACTTTATTCTCTCTTTTATCATTAATTTCAGAGTTTTCGTTCATATAAAGTATATAATAACAAAAAAATAAAAACAATACATATAAAGAATGAATCCAGCTAAATCCTTAACAAGTTTATTTAATAAAACAAGTTCATGGGGAAAAATATTAATAATTATTACATTAATATTAGTTGGTCTCTCTTTATTTTCTGTAAAGAGAGAAGGATTTGGTAATTATGGAGTATTTACTTATAATGAAAGTTCTAATATATATGATAATTTTTATAGCAATATTTATGATATATTAGCCCAAAGTAATTCTAAAAATGTTTATGAAATTGGAGAGATAATACAACAAACTAGTCCAACTCAAAAAAGTTTTATTTTAGATGTTGGTTGTGGAACTGGAGACCATGTTTCTTTATTAAAAGAAAAAGGTTATAATGTTATTGGAATTGATAAATCAGAACATATGATTAAAAAAGCAAAAGAAAAATATTCAGATTGTAATTTTAAAATTGCAGATGCTTTAACAAATAATATATTTTATACCAATTCATTTACACACATTTTATGTTTGAATTTAACACTTTATTATATAGAAGATAAAAGTTTATTCTTTAAAAATTGTTTAGCTTGGTTAAAACCAGGTGGTCATTTAGTTGTTCATTTAGTTAATAGAGATTTATTTTATCCAAATATTTCTTCTAGTAAAAATGCATTTTTATTGAATAATTCAAATCAGAAGAAAGAGAGAATATCTTATAGTAAAATGAAAACTGATGATTTTACATATACTAGTCATTTTAATTTAGATCAAACTACAGATATTGCAAAATTTAAAGAAAAATTTGAATTTAAAGATGGAGAAATAAAAAAACAAGAACATAAATTGTATATGCCTTTAGAAAAGTCAATTGTAAATATGGCTCAAAGTGAAGGATTTATATTTCAAGGTATAATTGATTTAATAAATATTGGTTATGAATATAATAATTTGTATATATTTGTTAAGCCTAATTAAAATATTTATATATTTTATGAATGAAACAAAAATTTATTATTTAGAAAAATCACAACCCAATAATTTATCTGATATATTACAAAAATTATTTTTTACTTATTTAAAACTAAGTTTAATTACTTATCCAGAAAATGAAATAATAGATGATGCTGAAATAAAAGATTTATATACAGATTTGCAACTAATGGTTATTAATTTGCGTGCTATGATTTTTAGTATTATTTCAATATTGTATGTTATTAAAAAAGAAGAAATTACTATATTTAATTATTTGTTTAACAAATCTACAAGTATAAACTTTTCTGATTCAACTTCAATAATAAAATTAATTGAATTATTAAAAAATAAATACGAAACAAAAAGAGGAGGTGGTAAAAAAACAAAAAAAAATAAAAATAAGAGTAAGCGTAAAGCTAAAAGAAGAAAAAATAAAAGAAAAAGTCAAAAATTGTCTAAAAGAAAAACTAGTAGTATGGGTAAATATACTCAGAAACATAAAAAGTATAATGTAAATATTAAAAAAATTATAGTTTTGATATTAGCATTATTTCAAATATTATATATTCCACCTTCTACAGGTGTTTCTGCAGCAGAATCAAAACTAAATTTAAGAAGAAGTCAAGTTTATTTAAAAAAAATAACTGAACTAGATATATTAGAGAGACAAGAAGAAAAAGAAAAAGAAGAAAGAGAGAAAAACCCTCAACAACTTAGTCAAATAGGTATGTATTATACTTATGCAACAGATACTATTAATAAATTTGTAGATAAAACTAGTAGTATTATTGGTAAAACAAATAATGTTATTATTCCTTATTTGGCTGTTAGTGCAATACGTTCGCCTAAATATATTTTTAATAATTTATTAAAACAAGTATATAAATTATTTTTATCTGGTTATTTTTCTGAATATTATGATAAAGCATATGAAGAAATTAAAAAAGAAGAGCTAAAATTAATAGAGGTTGAAGATGAGGAGGAGGAAGAAGAAGAAGAATTAATTGAACTAGAAAAAGATAAGAAAGAAATTGTTCATCATAAAGAAAATCAAGTAGAAGAATTAATGCATGATATTGAAGATGGAGATATTTATAAAAAAACAAAGATGTTAGAAAAATTATTAAAAATGAATTATAATAAAATAGAAGAAAAGAAGAAAGAAATAAATGATTTAGAAAAGAAGAAGATTGAATTAAATCAAGTATCAAGTAATTTAAATTTTGAATATCAAAGAGAATTTACTGCATTTACTAAAACATTAGAAGAATCAAAAAAAGATATGGCTGCATTATTAGCAAGAACTAGTTTTAATGATGAAAAAATAGAAGAAAATAAAGAAAGTATAAATAAATGTATAAAAGAAATAAAATTTTTTGAAGATAAAATAGATGAATTAACCAAAAATATAAAGTTTAATAAAAAAATAATAGCAGAAAATATAGACAAAAATATAAAACAAATAGAACTTATTTATAAAAATATAAATAAAACAAATGATAAAATTGGAAATTATATTTCATTGGCAGAAGAAAAAGAAGAATATATTGAAATATTATCTGAATACTTACAAGAATTAGAAGAAAATAATAAAAAATATACCAGTTTAATATTAGAAAATAAAAATATACTTAAAAAAATAGAAGAATTATCAAATTTAAGTGATTTTTATTATCCAAAATTTTACATGATTACAGAAAATATTGTTCTAAAATTTGATGAGAATTTGTCATCATTTGAAGATATATTAAATGAAAATAAAAGACAAATTAATGATGCAAAAAGACAAATGAATAAAATTAAAGAATATCATAGAAAGGTATTCAAAGGGGAAAATAAGAAAGCAAAAGATATAATGAAAGATACTCATAAAACTATAGTTGAAGAGAGAAAAATACAAAGAGCTATTCAAAAAAGAAAAGATGAAGAAATTGCAGCTGCAAGAAGAAAAGCAGAAGAAGATAGACTTGAAGCATTAAGAGTAGAAGAGGAAAATAGAAGATTAGCTGATGAATTAAAGAGAGAAAGGGAACAAAGTAAAAGATTACAAGAAGAATTAAAAAGAGCAGAACAAAATATAACAACTCAAATATCCATAATTGATAAACAAAAAGAAACTACAAATCACTTAATTGAAACATTAACAGATACTACTAGTCACTTAAATGAAACATTACAAAATGCTACAATGCAAATAACAACATTAAATAAAACTAAAATAGAGATTGAAAAAACAGTAACTATATTAAAAGGAGATTTCAATGAAACATTGACAAATGTTAGTAGTCAATATTTATCTCAAATAGAAGAATTAGAAAAACAAAAAATAGAATTAGAAAAAAAGTTAGAACAAATAGAATCGGAAAATAAACAATTAGCATTAGATGTTGTAGAAGGAGACCAAGAATATAATCCTCGCGGTGTTAGTAAAACTACATTTAGTAAACTTTTGAAAGAACAAGAGGGAAAAAAAGAAATGAATTATTTAGATTATTGGATGTATGAAGAACAAGATAGAGATTCAATACATGATATAGGTAAAGGTTTAACATCATCTCTTAATTTTCCATATGAAACTAATATAAAATATGTTCCAGAAGTAATTAAACAACAGTCTAAACCAAAATTTGATAAAACAATGACAGATTATTCAGCTGATATGTTGAAAAGTTTTTCTGATTTTTTTAATAAAGAATCTCCTCAATCAATATTTAATGGGTTTCAAGATACAGCCTCTAAACTAAATGAAGAATTTAGTAGTTTATCAGCTAATAGCAATAGTATATGTAATACAGTAATGGATAAATTTTTTAAAGAAGAATTATTAACTGATGATGATATTATGAGTATGCTTCCAAAAAAGATAGATAAATTTTTTAAACCACATTTGGGAACAACAGCAACAGTATCATATAATATTGAAACCCCAAATGCACCAAATTATGATTTATTAAGAAGAGAATTAAAAAAAAAAATAAAAGAAGATTTTTGTATTTCATTTGAACCAGTAGTTCAGTTTGATTATAAATCAATACAAGGAATTGATAATTCAGATAATAAAATCTTTTTTTTATCTCTTTATTTTAGAGGACCAAAAGGAAGTACTATTACAGGTAGTTTACAAACTAATGATGGTATTGCAACTTCATTATTAACTTATCAAAGTTTAGTACAATCATTTTTACATAAAATTAATACAAAAAAAGAAAAACATAAAGAAAAATCAAAAGGATATTTTACTACAGATAAGCCGTTGAGAGATAAATATTTAATACTTGAAGATTTATCTGGTAAGTTTGAATTATTAGGAGAAGCAATTGAATTAATTGAAACAAACCTTATATTTTATTCTCCTGAGTTACAAGATAAAAAGTTTTTTAATAAGGGAGTACAGCAAATTACAAATAAATTAGGAAAACTTGAAGAAAAATTTGAACATATTAAATATCCATTATCTAAATTTGAAATGAATGAAAAAATGTTAACCAGTTTAGGTATTAATTTAGATAAAATTGCATCTGATAAATACTTAGAAGGTCTACGAACAGAGTTAGTTCTAACTGCAGAAGAAAATTCAGTTATAACAGAACTTCTTAAAGAAAAAAAGATAAAAGATAAACTTGCTAGAGAAAGTAATTCACTTAGTATGGGTTATTATGTATCTATGATATTAAGTCCTTTTAAAATGTTAGGAGATGAAACATTTAATATACTTTATGGATGGATGATATCATTTGTTGCTATATTTACTCCAATTTTAATATTAAGTTGTTGTATAAAACGAAATCTATTAACATTTAATCTTAGAAGACCTCCTGCAGCTCAACCTCCAGCTCAAATAGGTCAACCTCCAGCTCAAATAGGTCAACCTCCAGCTCAAATAGCTCAGCCTCAAGTTCAACCTCAAAATATTCTTTTACCACCAGCTCAGCCAGCTCAACCTCAAGCTCCACCAGCTGAAACAATTGTTCTTGGCGATGGTAATGGTAATGCTGCTATTCTTACATTACAAGATAATAATGTAACTGTTGATGGAGTTGTTCATCAACTAAGGTATAATAATAATCCTGAATTGAATGATATAGAAGCAGTATTAACTCTTAAAAAATATGTATTATCAATAGATGATAATGGAGTATTACAATGTTATAAATTTTTAAGAATAGATAAATCAAAAAATTTAGCTAGAGCAAAATTTGCGGTGGAAGATGAAGCTGGTGTTAAATTTAAATTAAGTTATGATGAAATTATTGATCCTGTTTTGAATAATTATGATAATTTTAATAAAAATTGTGCTGAAAATAATGATTCACCAGTAGTTATATTAGAACAAATAGATGAAAATGCTGATTTACCTCCTTTATTAACTGCATCACCTCATGTATCACCTACTGGAACACCTCGCGTATCACCTACTGGAACACCTCTCGTATTACCTACTGGAACACTTATTGGATCACCTCGTGTATCAGATATAGGAACACCTGGTGGAACACCACCTGTTTTACTTACCGGATTATCTCTTGTTTTACCTACAGAAACACTCCGTAGATCATCGCGCGAATCTACACCTGTTTTACCTCGTGGAACGCCTAATAGTTCTGAAAAGAGAAGAAGATTACAAATCATACAAACACAACAAAATATTTCATCTAATTTAAGACAACAACTAAAAAAATCTTCTAAAAAAAAAACTAAAAAGAATAAATAATAATAATAATACCGAACACTAATATATAATGTTATATGTAATAATAATTATAATTGTTATTGTAATTATTATCTATAGTTATGTAAAAATAAAATACAATTTTTGGATTAATCAAGACATACATCATACTTATAAATTTTGGTATAACTTTTTTCCTGGAATTATTGATTCAGACTTACCAGAAAGAGAGAATAAGTATCATAATTTTAAAGATATAAAAACATTAAAAATTAGTTCATTACAAGAAAAAATAAAAAATAAATTATCATTATTTTTAGAAAATAATTTTTCAAAAAATAAAAAATTTATGTATTTTCCAAAAAAAGAAAATATAATTCCGTATTTAATAGGATTAGAGGGTGGTGAATCTTTTCTCTCTATTTATAAAAAAGAGAGTATTGATTCTTGTGAATTGATAGGAACTATTCTCTCTTATCCTATTCAAATTATGATAAATAATAATTCTTTTAATTGTTATTATGTAGATTATTTATGCGTTGATAAAAATTACAGAAATCAAAATATAGCACTAGAGTTAATGCAAACACATAATTATAATCAAAGATATATGAATAAGAATAATGTAGTTTCTCTCTTTAAGAGAGAAAAGAAGTTAGATATTGCAATGCCCTTATGTGAAGTTTCTTCTTATTTATATTCTATAAAAGAAATACATAATGAAAAAATGCCACATAATATCAATTTAATAAAAGTAGGAAAAGATAATATAATTCATTTTTATAATTTTATAAAATTAAATTATTCTAAATTTGATATTTATATTTCTACCTCTATTGCTAATTTATTGGAATTAATAAATACTGAAAATATTATAATATATATGTTAATACAAGAAACACAAATTATAGCTGTTTATTATTTTAAGAAGTCATGTATGTATGTAAATGAGAGAAAAGAAGTATATAATTGTATTGGTTCTCTCAATTGTTGTTTATTAGAAGATATATTTATCAATGGTTTTAAGAATGCATTAATAAATATAAAAAAAGATTATAATGATTTTACTTACATTATGATTGAAAATGTTTCAGATAATAATAAATTAATAAATTTAAAAAAAGAGATAATTATTACTAAATCATTTTATTATTTTCATAATTTGGCATACAAAAAAATAAATGCAAATAATTGTTTAATAATTATCTAGTATATTTTCCTACATAATAAAAAGAATCAACAATAAAAATGATAAAAATTCCTAAAAAAGAGTATAGAATAACTTCTTCAGTAACATTTCCAGTTTTTTCATCTTGTTGTTCTTCTAAAAGGTGTATCATATAATTAATTTTTTCCATTAAAGGTTCTTTGGATAAAGAAGAAGAATTTACTTCTGACAAAGTTGGCATTTTATAAAAAGAAGGAGTTTGTTGAGAGATAGAATGTTGTTGAACAGGTATTTGTTCTTCTTCAAAAGAAGAATATTTGTATTCATTTACGGGAGTAATATCATTATTAAGATTAGACATATTTTCTTTTACATTTTCTCTCCTAATAGTAGATTGAACGCCAGCAGATATGGGTGGAGGTAAAGGTTTAAATTCTCCTAATTCATCATTATGAGATGGTAAATTATTCATAGCTTTCATAACTTGATTTACTTTATTATAATCAACATCTTTGTTATTTTTATGAACAAAATCTTCATTATAACTATGAACATTAGGATATTTTTTTAAAGTTTTAGATAATTTTTTTTTATGTAGTGTATCATTTTCTTCAAAAGTGTGTATAGTTTCATTATTAAAAGGAGCTGCAAATATAGCTAAAGACATTCTCTTAATAAAAATTAAGATAATAAATTAGAAAACAAACTGAATATATCTATTTATAATCATACAAAATTATAATTACTTATTATATATTATGATTTTTGATAATAAATTATTAATATGTATTATTTGTATATGTATAGTATTATATATATATATAACATCATGTTATATAAATTTCTTATTTAATACAATTTTAGGAAGATTGTTATTATTTTTGTTTATAATTTTTATAATTAATTTAAATAATATGTTTGGATTTATTCTTTCTGTTTTTATTTTATTATTATATAATGATTATTTTTATAAAAATTATGAATTAGAAGCTTTTACAAATAGAAAAGAGAAAGAAAAAGATAGTGATATGTTAAATTATTTAAAATTAATTAATAAAAAAATAAATTTAGATAAATATTTTGCACCAAAAGATTCTAATGCTGAAATAATATTTATTCAAAGAAATAAAGGAGAACTTTCTATTTATGAATCAATGAATGAAATATTGAATTCTTTTTATTAATTATTTTATATTTATAATTTATGAAGCATTACAATTACATTTATTTATTAATATTATTATTAATAGTCATAATAATAATATATATATATCAAAATAATAATGAACAGAGAGAAGGTTTTGTAACTAAATATTATAGACCACAATATCGTAGATTTAGAAAATTAATGAATGATTATATATTTTATTATATTAAATAGTATGAATGTTAAAAGTAAAAAAATAAAAGGAGGAAATAATTATATTCATACTGTGCAACAAATAAATGCGTTACCTACTCAAATTAAATCAGTTAGCTTTTTTAAAAATCCAATAAAGTATATACATGATCACATAATGTATTTAAACAATAGTAAATTTTTTGCAGGAATAATTATGATTATGTTAAATATTGGTTCAAAATTTATTTCTGTAAACTTTAGTAAATCTACAGAAGAATATTTAAAATATTCTTTAAGTAAGCAGATATTAGTTTTTGCTATGGTATGGATGGCAACGAGAGATATTTATACTTCATTAGTATTAACTGCTGTATTTGTAATATTATCTGAGCATTTATTTAATGAAGAAAGTAATTTATGTATTGTTCCTTATAATAAAAGAATTTTACCTAAACTAGATGAAACTATTAATAAAAATAATAGTTTAGTAACAGAAGATGAATTAACAACTGCAATTGGCATTTTAGAAAAAGCAAAGAAAGAAAAACAACAAAATATAATGAGTACTGGTTATAATAAATAAGAATATAATAATAATAATATTAGAAATTATATGTATGAAATATTAAATGATAGAAATACAGAATCTTCTACCACACCTGACACAAAAAATAATTTGTTAACCGAAAAAGATGACAAAGACCTTTATCCCAATAAATTAAATATTATTATTTTTACAAATATTTCTGATGAAAGCATTGATTATAATCCAAAAATGAGTTATCCAAGTACAAGTTCTTCAAGTGTTTATTTCTCTCCATTTGTTAAATTATCAGAAACAGATTTAGTTCCTGATATTTCATTATTAAGTGGTTCTAAAGAGTTACCTAAAAAAACATTTGATATTTTTTTTAATGAAAAAAATTTTAATGAATTATTACAAAAAAAAGTAGACCAAAATAGTGATAATTTTTTAAAGATTGACCAAAGCTGTAAAGATAAAGTTATAGATAATAATATAAAAAATATATTAAACATTTTGTTTAAATCTGGAAATTTATTTTATATAAAAGATAAACCATATACTATAAATAATTATGAATGGACAACTGGTGATTGGTTTATTTATAGTTCTGAATTAGATAAAAATACAAAAATAAATGAAGACCCTTTAAAACGAGAGAAAGAAACAAACCCTGAAATACAGACAAAAAAAGCATATGAAATAATTAGTAAAAAAACACCAAATTGTTTAAAAGGTGATGCTTCTGTATCATTAATACATTCTGAAAATCAAAAAAAACAATATCAACAAAAAATGTCTATGTTTACAAATAATAAATTTTTTAATAAAGAAAATATAGACCAAATATTTAAAACATACAAAGAAATGTCTTCTAATATGTTTGATAATTATTTATGTTTTAATTTAAACGACCAAATACCTTCTTTTGATAAAGACCCATTAACTATTAGCTTATTATATATCGGAAATAATTTTATAAAAGATATTGAAGCTTATCCAATTTTATTAAAATATTATAATGCAGTAACTACAAATGCAAGTGAATTAAATGAAATTATAACTGAATTAAATAATATTGTTACAAAAAATAATTTATTAATAACAAATAATAATGATGTTAATAATTCAACAATTAATTCAATTATAAAATATAATAATGAACTTACTAATGTTTTAAAAAGTTTAAAAAAAAAATTTGAGAATCATATTCAAAATAATCAGTTTAGAAATCAATGGTTTAATATGCAATTAGGAGAAATAGAAACAATTATTCGGAATTATAAAGATTTAAGTAGTATATTTAAAAAATATATTACTGATAAAGATAAAGATAAAACAAAAACAATAAAAACATTTTTAACTCCTCAAAAACAAAAAGAAATTATTGATAAATTTAAAAATATCAGAAAACAAATCAGTAAGATAAATGATAACATAAATACTATGGATATTAATGTTCGTAACTCAATGTTTTCAAATAATAATATAACTTCTTATTCATCTATTGAAACTGAATATAAAAAAAAAATAGAAGAACTTAATAAGTATGTAAGTGAGTTTACTACTGATTTATCCAACATAAAAGAAATCAGTAATCAATTTTATGATAAATTTAAATTAAATAAAGATAAAAAAACTCTTCCAGCTGAATTTATTAAAAATAAAATAGATTTTTTTAAAACATGTAAAAAAGTATATTCTTTAATTAAACAAAAACTTATTTCTCAAAATAATTATTTAAATAAATTATTTGTATTTTACAAAATTTTATATACATTAAAGAAGAAAGAATATGAACAAATAACAAATTCTTCTAGAACATTTAAAAATGCGGATAATATAAGACTTCAGTTAAGTATTAGAATTATATTATTTGATGTAATTATATATAATACACTAATTTATGATAAGTGTTATAGAAATGTTTATGAATTATATATTAAAAATATAGATATTTCTATTAAAAAATTAGAAGAATTTGAAATGAAACAATTTAATATAAAAGATGAAACAAAAAATAGTTTAGAAGATGATAATACTGAATTAACTAATTTATTTAAAGATTACTATTATTATATTTTTTTTATAAATTTTAATTTAGATAAAATCATGTGGGATGTTATAAGTAAAAAAACATTAGATATAAAAAATAAATTCAAGTGTTTCATATCAAAAAGTATTAATGAATATGCAAAAAATATTAACTTATATGAAGATACAAATGAGACTCTAATAAGTCGTGTAAAAACACAAATGGATAATTTATATAATTTAGATTTTTCAAATTTTAGTGAACAAGAAGCAATGAAAATTATTTGTTATGAATTAATAAATTTATTTTCAAAACTTAATATTATTACATTATATAGATATTACAAAACAAATAAAATTAATTATTTTGTTTGCAATGTATTATCAACAAAAATTAAATATTATGATAAAAAAGAGATAAAATATTCATTTAATGAAATATATTTTATTTATGATTTTGATAATTTAAAATTAAATATAAATAATTGTATTTCTTTTCCAAATAAAAATTGTTATATTCTTGATAATTTATGTTTTGAAGATTATAAAAGTTCAATTGATTTAATTACTCCTTCTATTACAAATGAACAATTAGAGAGAGTATGTGAAAATATTAGTAAAACAACCGAATTTGATGAATTTAATAATGAACTAATTAAAGTTGATTTTAAACAAATGAATAATAATTTCAGTTTTCCATTGTATTTATTATTTCGTGAATTATTTATTGATGCAACCCAACAACAAGACGAAATAAATAATTTAATTACAAATAATCAATATGAGATTATTTATGGTATTTATAATGGTAATCAATTATTAAAAACAATATTGGATAGTATAAAATGGCATTTAGCTTTTAGTAACTATAAATTTATATACAACGAAGAATGTAATAATTTAAATTCTATTGATAAAAATAATAATTATGAATATAAATTAAAAGTAATTTCTTTTTTTTATGAAAATTATAAATTAAATATAATTATAATTAGAAAAACTAAAGAAGGATTTAATATTATTAAAAATCAAAATGAAACAATTAATGATTATCCATATATATATGTATTAAATGAAAGCATTAAAGAAGAAATAATAGTTAATTTAGAAAATAAAACTTCAAAAAATATAGAAACATATTACAATATATATTTATGTAGTAATAGAGCAAGTCCTATTTTTATATTTAATTTTGATTTAGTAGCTAATGCACGAACACCTCCGCCTGTAGCAGAATTATGTGAAAATAATGTTATAAATAATTTAATAATCAAACCAATATTTGTAAAAGAAAAATTATTACAATTATTATTAAAAATTTTTGAAATTTTTTTAAAAATATTTGAAAAAATACAAAATAATATTTCAGAAAATACAAATGTAATATTATATCAAGATTTTCAAGATTATATTCAACAAGTTTTAAGAGAAAATAATGTTGAATTACAAAAATTAATTTATCAATTTTTTTATGTAAAAGTAACAACTAATTATAATAATATTCCTAGTAAAAATCCAACAGCTCCAAATGGAATACAAGATATTGATAATTTAAATAAACTTATATTTTGGATTTTTTATTTCTTAAATATACGACCATATTTAACTAGAAATGGCAATAGAGGACCGAATATATATGATATAAATAATACCCCTCCTACACAAAATAATCTTTATACAAGTCCAGACTTGACTATACTAGATGATATAACTCCTTATAAAACTTTACAACCTATTATACCATATGATTTTCAAATTCCAGATCCACCAAATGGCATAGTAGATGTTAGAAATCAACCATATTCTTTAGATAATTTAATAATTATTAAAGATGAAGATAAAATTAATTTGGGAAAACATATAATTAAAATATATAATAAATTAATTGAAAAATTAATAGAAATAAATAATCTAGAACAAATTGCACGACAACAACAAGCCGCATATAATGCAGCTGTTGCGAGGAATCCTGCAAATCAAAGAAATTATCAATTACAACAAGTTGCACAACAATCAAGACGAGATGCAGACAATGCTAAACAAATGTCAAAAACAAAAGAATTCTTAAAAACAGAATTAAGTAAAAGTATAAATTTGTTTAATAGATTTATAAAAAATATTTCTGAATTAATAGATTTAACAAAAGATAGTGAAGAAGATGGGCATGTTTCTATAAAAGAATTTTCAACAAATGAATTAGAAGAATTAAAAAATAAAATAAATGCAGAAACACAAAAAGGTGGAGATGACCAAAAACAAGAAGTAGAAAATATAATGAAACAATTTGTTAAAAATAAAAAAATAAAAATTCAAATAGAAAATAAAATTAACGATAAAAAGTATAATAATTTGTATTATTATGTTCCAATAAAATTAATTTTAAATGAAGGAACAGAAGAAATTGGATTAAATAAAAAATTGGAATATAGTTGTAATAATAATTATGAACAACTTAGAAAAGCATGGGCTTTATTATTTGGAATAGAATATATTCCTACTATTCCAAAACAAAAAGAAGAACCAAAGAAAGAAGAACCAAAGAAAGAAGAACCAAAAGTAGAAGAAGCAAAAGTAGAAGAACCTAAAATAGAAGAACCTAAAGTAGAAGAACCTAAAAAAGAAGAAGCAAAGAAAGAAGTTATAAAAGGAGAGAAAAAGTAATAAATATTTATTATATAATAAATATTTATATATCTAAGCTAATAGAATTTTTATCAGACTTTGTTCTTCTCTTACTTCTTTTGGGCATATTCCCATCTCCTTGTAAATCTTTTAAATCAGAAATACTGATTGTGCTGTCATTATTATTATTACTCTTTTGAGATTCTTGAATATTAATTGTTTTTGTTTTCAGTCCAGAGAGAAGGTCACTAATATCACTTGGACCTCTCATTTCAACTCTATGGCTAGTATCTTCATAGTTCTCTCTAAAATTGATTCCATCATCAAAAATAGGTTTAGCTGTAGAAAATCTATTATAATCAGTTGACCCTAATGTGCTAGAATTATTGCCTGGTCTAGTTGTAGACATAGGGGGTGGTAATGGGTCACTATTAATAATTCCATTCATAAATCCAGAAAGACCTGGGCTAGATTGACCCATTGAATTAACTGCAGCAGTTTGAAATTGTCTCATCAATTCTGGATTTTGTCTCAAAATATCATCCATTCCAGGCATAGAAGATTTAAATAATGTATTTGTCATATGTATCATCATAGCACTACCACCTAATTGAAATAATAATTTTAGTTCTGGTGCTAATGATGCTTTAGACTTGTATTTATCATGTAATTCAGAAAATATATCATCATAATCAGTTAAATTTTCACTTACTTGATCACTAAATCCATCCAACTTTATATCAAACGGGTCAAATCTATTATTTAAAAATTCAATACCATTAATCAAAGCCATTAACATATTTCCTTGAAATTTAATAGAATTTTGTTTAGATTTTTCTTCCATAATCATTTCATATTCTCCTTGCATTTCTAACAAGGAAGATTCCATTGTATATTTTTTTGTTAATGTAACTCCTTTTGCTTCCAATGCTTCTAATTTTCTTAAATACTTGAATTTCTCTCTTAATGTCTCTTCTTTGGACATTTGTGGTTGAGAACTTATAGGTTTATCCGGATTAATAGGTATATTATTAAATTTAGAAAAACCATCCCATGTTGTATTATCAGAAGTGGTAGAAGCAGTTGATTGTCCTAAATTTTTTTCTTCTCTCTTTTCAGAAGAAGGAGAGAAAGAAGTATTTATTGTTTTTGTTCCAAATAAATCAAATTTTACATCATATCCTTTTCCAATTTGTATTGTGTCATCTGCTAAATTATTCAGCTCATTTTCTAAACTATTTATATCTTCTAATTCCACTTTTTTACTTGTATCTTTATTTTTATCATTCATTAATAGTTCTAAACCTCCACCACAAGTAGAAGAAGATAAATTAATTGATGATATATTATCAATATTTTCACTCAAATTTGAAATATCAATTATTTCGGAATCCATTACTATGAATAATTAAGAACATTTAATTTTAAGTATTACGAATGTTAATATATAAATATAATTAAAATTTGAAGTTTGATTCATTATTTATAAATAAAATTGGAATCTTCGCTTCTTGATTTTTTATTATTGATGATACATCAATAATAAAAAATTGGACCCTTTGGGTCATTGTTTTATTTTAATGGACTTGTCCATTAAAATAAAATTGAAATTCTTTTACAAATATTATAATTTGATACTCAAAACAAATCAATGGAACAATTTTTGCAAAAATTCAAAATGACAGAAAAAAAATTTATTGAACATAAAAATATTACTACAGAATCAATCAAAAAATATTATTTGAGTGAGATTGATATCATACATGGAAAAGAAAATAAAATTCCAAAACATTTGGAATATTTGAATAAGTTGGATTTGTCTTGTGATGAATATTTGGAATTTGGTGCTGACAAATGTGGATTTGATGATTTTATTAAATTTTGTGAAGAAGTAAATATTGATTTTCTTGAAAATATATCAAGAATAAAATCTTCTACTGAAAAAAGAAACTTTCATTTTTATAGTAGAGATAAGAAAATTACATTAACATGTCATTGTTTAGGTAATTATGTTCATTATTTTGGAATTACTGGTGAATATAATGCTATTCTAAGTGCTTTTGAATATTTCAATAAAAGAACAACACATTCAGAGTTGTGTTGGGGAGGAAGAGATTTTATATAAATAAATTATAACTTTGAATATTTTTTTATTAATATCTGGACCCCTTTGGGGTCATTGTTTTATTTATATATGCAAGCATATATAAATAAAATTGTAACCTTCGGTTATTGATTTTTTATTATTGATGATACATCAATAATAAAAAATTGGACCCTTTGGGTCATTGTTTTATTTTAATGGACTTGTCCATTAAAATAAAATTGAAATGCTTTTACCAATAGTATAATTTGATACTAAAACAACTCAAAATGAACTTTGAAAATGTTGAAAATGATTTGTCTGGTTATATTAATGTGTTTATGGTCAATAATATAAATGTTCTTGACCGGAATATAATGGTGAATGAAGCAAATATTGTTAATGCAACAGAAAATGAAGATGAAAATTCTGTTGATTCTGATGATGAAAAAACTATTATAGAAAATTTTGATGAAAACCAACTTATTGAATATGATGAGGATGACCAAACAGTTTCTTATGATGAAGAAGAAGAAGAAAAAGATGATGATGAAGAAACAATACCAGATGTTCCACATATCACGGTTCAAATGAAAGATAGTTATTGCAGGTTTTATGTTCAACATGTATATTGTTATTTGAAATCATGGCAAACACCAAATTTTGATTCAGTTTGCCAAACTGAATATGGAGGAGATTTTGAGAGATGTGTTATAGATTATATGATGCAATTTGTCTTTAATAATACTAGTTTTAATAATTGGTTGTTTGATTTTGCTTACAGATTTGATGATTCTTTGAATTATCTTGTCCATTATCTTCAAGAAATGGAGAGAACTGACTTGATTAATATGTTGCATGAAGCTATTCCTCCAAATCGTTAAATAAAATCAATATAATTGTCTTTTAAATAATTTTCACATTCTTTTATAATTTTGAATTCTTCTAACATTTGATATGTAAATTCTTTTTTATTCACGCAATTAAATAATATATCTTTATATTTTTTGCTGGTATTGCACCAAATTCTCTCTCCTCTATTATATTCACTAATATAAAAACAATCTAATAAATTAGTTGGAATTTTTATAATTTTCAAATCATTTGGTTGTAATATTTCATAAATATCTACAAGTCTATGATCATATCGTGTTTCAATGAATTTATTATTATTTCTTTTATCATAATAAGAATCATAAATTGGAATGCAATTAATATTTTCTTTATATTTTTCTTGAAATAAATTTTGAAACTCTTTGGAAAATTCTCCAAATACAAATTTTTGATTATTTTTTAAAAGAATTTTTGTTAAAGGCATTTCAAAAGGAAAAGACATTATTACTGGTAAAAAATAAAAAAATACAAACATATATGATTTAATATAATAATATTTATATTATTATACTAATTAGTATTACAAATATATATATCATAAAAAAATAAAATTTATTATGATATTATTTATTATATATTATTTACTCTTTTTTCTTGACAACTTTTCTTGTTTTTTTAGTTGGTTCAGTAACAGCAATAGATGTTGTTTGTGGTTCTTCTTTTACAGAAGAACTTACTGAACGGTGGTCATCTTCATCATCACAATCAGAGTCTTCAACACTTACTTCAGGTTTAGGTTCTTCAACTTGAACATCTGAAGAAACAGATGATTGAACTACTAGTTGAATATTTGGTTCATCAACTGGAGAAGAAGGTGGTGTAACTGGTTTGGATGAAGGCTTCAAGAAACATCTTCCAGAAAGTTGAGCTCTTGGCTTTTGAACCATTGCTTGAACCAATTTCCATGTAATTCCAAACTTACCATTTGCAAACCAAATTCCTCCACAAGTCATCAAAACTTTGACAGTTGTTGCTTTTGGTATCAATTCAACAGGAGTTGTACCAGAAGAGTTAGGAAATAGTTTTGTTCCTTCATCATCATAAACTTCGCATCTCCATGTTCCTTCCCAAACTGGTATTTTCACACGAATAGAAGGAGCTTTTGACAAATCAGCTTCTCCTGTATTTTTATCTTTACTGTATTTCAACATTGGACTATACAATTCTTCCAAAATATCCAAACTCTTGTGAACTTTTCCAAACCAATTTTTAGAATTTGCAAATGCATCACTCTTTATTTTTTGTTCAAATTTCTTCAAATTTTCAAGAAAAGTACTTGCTTCTTCATTATTATAATCTTCATTTGGAAATTGAAGTGACATCTCAAATTTTCCATTTCCTTGTCCAGAACTTTTGTCAACATAATCAGATGCACCCCATGTCAACATCATTGGAGTTGAAATATTCAATCTGGAATTAGTGAGCTTGTTAAATATATTCACACTTTTTCCTCCAACAGAATTTGTTTTAGGGGAAGAATATTTAATATCATCACAGTTAAATTCAGTTCCGTTAATAATGGTGTCTGACATCTTGCTTTTATATGAATTATTTAACTCTAAATCTTTAAATCAATTTTTTATTTTTATAATTTATAATATAGATTAGATATGCTTACAAAGCAATAATATTATATTATATTATAAATATTCAAAAAGAAATAATATACTATAATATATGGATCTTGAGAATGAAATTATTGTAAAGAAACCGCTAAATAATTATGATGTGAATTATAATAATTATGATATATTATTTGCTAAAAATTTTAATATAAATCAATTAAAACAAATTTGTAAAAAATATAAATTAAAAATTACGGGTAAAAAAATAGATTTAGTTGATAGATTATACCAATTTCTAAAATCATACAAATACATTGTTAAAATTCAAAAAATGTTCAGAGGATTTTTATACAGAAAAATTATGCAGTTAAGAGGTTCTGGTTTTTTTGATAGAAGTAAATGTGTAAATCAAACTGATTTTCTCTCTATGGATGAATTACATTTAATTCCACCATTACAATTTTTTAGTTATACAGAATATGATGGAAAAATTTATGGATTTAATATTCTTTCTATTTTTAATCTTATAAATAAAGAAAAAAATAAACAACCAATTAATCCTTATACAAGAAATATAATTTCTGATAAAGTGATTCAAGATATTTATAAAATTATTTTTTTATCAAAAATTTGTAAACAACAAATGAATGTTACTATTAAAAATGAAATGAATGATTTGAGCAATAAAAAGAAAATAGAAATGAAAATATTGGATATTTTTCAATATATTAATTCTTTGGGAAATTATAGTGAACCAAAATGGTTTCTTTCTTTAAACAGAATGCAACTATATAAATTTTTTAGAGAATTAAGTGACATATGGAATTATAGAGCAAATATTTCAGATGAAACTAAAATAAAAATATGTCCACCCAATGGAATTCTTTTCTCTCATTTAGAGAGAACAAGTATTTTTAATGAAAATAACCAACTCATATTACAACTAAAGATATCTTGTATTTTAGAAAAAATGTTATATTCCGGCGTTGATAATGATTCTAAAGTTTTAGGAGCATATTATATTTTAGCCGCACTGACTTTGGTAAGCCAAGAAGCAGCAACTAGTATGAGTTGGTTATATCAATCCGTTTATTATTAGTTTATACAATTATTTAGGAAAATGAAATCTATAATCATAACAATAATATAATATATGCGTTAAATCATTTAAAAAGATAATGTTTAGATAGAATATAATATGCCGAGAAGCAGCAAGCAATCAGTTCAGTCTAAATCTGTTGAAGTTCCATCTTCTAATATTTTGGAGGAAGTTTCCTCCGTTCAATTATCTGAAAATACCCCTATTACAAAAACACCACGTGCTAAGAAGTCTAAGAAGGAAGCAGTTCCAGAAGTGACTCTTGTTCAAAAGGAAGTTTCTATTAATGTTGTTCCTGAGACTAAGGATGTCTCTGATGTGTTGGATGAGAACCTTGTTTTGGAAACAGCTTCTCCTACTATGGTTGAGCAAACAACTGACTTTTTGGCTAAGCTTCAACAAGCTAGTTCTTTGATTTCTGCTTTGAAGACTGATTTTAGAGTCTTGGAGAAGAAGTGGTCTCGTGATTTGAAGAATGCTCAAAAGAAGGGTGGTCGCAGAAGGTCAAGTGGTCAGGCTACTAACCGTTCTCCCAGTGGATTTGTTAAGCCTACTCGTATCAGTGATGAGTTGGCTTCCTTCCTTGGAAAGGAATTTGGAACTGAAATGGCACGAACAGCTGTGACAAGAGATATTAATACCTATATTCGTACACACAGTCTTCAAGATACAAATAATGGAAGAAAGATTAACCCTGACCCTAAGTTGGCTACTTTGTTGAAGTTGACAAGTGCCGATGAGTTGACTTATTTTAATCTTCAGAGATACATGAGTCCTCACTTCCACAAGAATGTCAAGGTTGAGGAGGTTGTTGCTGTTGCCCCAGTTGTTTAAATTTTTATAAAATCATTCATTCAAATAATAAATAATAAATAATTTATTATTTATTATTTATACATAATCTTCAAAGTTTGGTTTCATTTGATCTACTGGACCAATAATATATAATCTCATAAATTTATTTACATTTATTTTTGGTTGATTTTTTAATACATCTAATATTGTAATACTTTTTTCTTCTGTTGTTAATTGATAATTTGGATTCAATATATAATTTACAATAAATTCTTCAGTTAAATCTTGTGTTTTTAATATATCTACTAAATTGAACAAATATATATTACTAATTAATGCATTTATACTAAACTTGGTATTGTGTAAACATACTGAATTAATTTCTTCCATTTTATTTTATATAAATAAAATACTTTATATAAAATTTATTGTAATTCAATAATTGTCATTCTTAAATTATTTTTTAAGAAAATATTATATTCTCTCTCTTTCATCAGTTTTTCAACACAATCTATTAAT